ATGGATTAAAAAAGATTTTCCTTTAATAAAAAAAAATATAAAAAAAACCCTTGGTGATAGAGTGAGGGCGATTAGAGGTTCAATAAATTCTAAAAGAAATTTTTGGATATCTTTGTCTATGTTTAATCATGGATATTTACATTCCGAAGATAGAAAGAAAATAAGAATTGTTTGGGAAAATTCGGGATATTCTGAAAATAAACTAAATATTGAATAAACTTTACCAATAAATTAAAAATTCTTATTTTTGAAAAAAAAACTTATGTACATCGATTACGAATCAGCTAAAACAATATCCAAAACCGTTTGGTTTAATGGAGAGACTAAGGATGGAAAAAAATTTACAATTGTTGCAAATTGGGATGAATGGGATGATTGGACCGCAGATAGTTCTGACATGATGTGGGACGGAGACGAAGCCAGTGAAGAAGAATGTAGAGAAATTATTCACGATTTTCTAAGTGAAATGAATGGATAGTTGAAATGATGTATTTATTATAAAATACATCATGGCTAGAACAAAAAAGTTTTTCAAACCTATGAGAAGTAAAAAATCTGGCAGAAAAACAAACAAAAGAATTACGGCTAATAACATAGTTTTAAAAAGGTACCTCGGATAACATCCGAGGCTTTTTATTTTCCTAAGTATTTATAAACGTGATTTTACGCGAAACTATAAGAAGAATTTTATTGGAAGATTTAGCCCTTCAAATTCAACAACTCAAAGACAAATATGTTGGAGAAGGAAAACCCCTAAAAGATGAGGAGTTTCAAAAAATTCAAGACCTTTCTCACGGTAAGTTTTATATTTTAGCTTGGCTTACAAAAAAAATTGGAACAAATCTCCTTAAATCTGAAGACCTGTATAAGTGGAAAGAATACATTGATATTTTTGAAAAGAATAAGAAGAAATTCAAATTTCAAGACCTCAACCTTTATAAGACACTAGAGGATTTACAAGACTTTATCGAAACTGTCATCCAAATCAAAGAAGGTGATGTCAAATATGAAGATATTCCTCAATCCTCAGCATTTCTTTCGAAAAACGAAATTGAAAAACTTACCTCAACGGGAGGAAATAAGTATCTTGGTTTTTGGAAACCCGAACAAGGTCTAAAAAAGGGAGGTTTGGACGGTTATCAAGTTTTTGAGATTTCAGAACCTACTAAAGAAAATTGGAAAATATATCGGGATTTACTTGGTAGATGTAGAGGTAGAGATAAAGGAGCAACCATAGAAATTTGTACAATCGCCCATTTTTATCATTTTAAAGATTACCTTAAAAGTGACAAGGGTTCGAAATATATCGTACTTTTCAATCTAAACGACCCATTGTCCCCATACCAGTTACACGTTGAAAGTCAACAGTTCATGAACAAAAACGATGTAGAAAGATTCAATTTCGAACCTAAATTTTTTTACAAGTGGTTGTCAGATAAATCAGAAACTTACAATTACGAAAAAATCGCATCTCATCTCGAAATTGATGTACCTGTCGAAGGGAAGGGACACCAAGACGAAAAAGGAAAACAAGGTGTTTGGAAATCGTTTTATCGGGGTGGTTTGGAGGGATTATACACTTACGTAGACAACAAAAGAAAAGGGCCGTTTATCAATTTTTGGGGTAATGGAAAAGTACATGAAAGAGGGACTATTAAACCAACTAAAGGTGATTTTATTTATATTGACGATTACGAAAAATTTTTCAATGAGGGAGACCTTGAACAAAAAGGTAAGTACGATGAAAAAGGTAATAGAATTGGAATTTGGAAAATGAATATGCACTATAACACCTGGGGGGTTACGTATGTTCTAAAAAACTACGATGATGCGAAAGCTCCAGCAACAGGTTTAACCAAAAACGATGTAATCAAAGTTGTTGCGGAAGGTAATGAATATAATTTCAGGGGTAAAATAATAGTATTTTATCCGAAAGGAACTCCGAAAGCACTCGGACAACTGACCACTCTTGGTAGAAAAACAGGCAATTGGACAATATTTAAACCAGACGGCTCTATTAAATTGGAGGGTTTTTTCAGAAATGATAAACCAACAGGAAATTGGACATTTTTTTTCACCTCCAAAAATGGCGTAGAATATCTTTACTCATTTGATTGGGATAAGAAAGGGAAAGGCAAACTTTATAACAAAAGAGGAGAGTTTATAAAGAAAATTGATTATTCTTCATCTAAGGTTCCTTCAGTTGGAGATTTTTTTAATTTTTAATTACATTTCATAACCCCTGTTTAGCTAATATATAAATCCACATCAAGATAAGAAATTTTGAATTTTTTCCAAAGTCATATATTTATATAAAAAATCAATCATGAGAAGTATATTCACAGTATCACAGGAAGAAAAAATGAGAATTTTAGAGATGCATTCGCCAAAAAGAACTTTAGTTGAACAGGTTCTAATGCCAAGTACCCCAGACATAAAAAAGGGTGAAACAATAAATCTTTATGATGAAACTAACAAGTTAGATAAAAGATTTATGATTTCGAAGGTTGTACAAGATTTAAATGGTACAGTAAGAATAGATTTCAAATCTTCACAGACATCTATTGGTGGTAAAACTCAAAAACAAGAAGTTGGAGTATCTTATAAATGTCAAGACGAACATTTAGAAACAGACATAGAAAAAGAAGTTGAACCAGCTAAAGAGGGTGAGAATGTAGAGGTAATAAAATACAAATCAGATTCTTTTGTCAAAAGACTTAGAAAAAAATTCTGTATGAAAAACTCCAAAGGTGAATGGGTTCCAAAGGCAGATTTTGCTAGCACAAGCGCCCAAGCATCAGATATGGTGTAAAAATAAATTATTTATATCAAACCCTCTCACTGAGAGGGTTTTTTTTTAATCATGAGTAAAACAATTGGAAGTATATCATTTTATGAAACTGAAATTATCATAAAATATGATATTGGTTTTTCTAAAAAATTTAAAACAAAAATTTTTCCTAAGTATCAAGTTGGAACCCAATGGATTGATTTTAACGGAGAAAGATTTTTCCTTGTAGATGAAGAGTAACTTCTTGTTTTTTTTGTTTTAAAAACTTATCTTTTGAAAAAATATTATGTCAAAAGTAAAAATTTCATTGGACAGAGGTGATTTAGTTTGTGAACTCTATGACAAAGAAACTCCTCTAACTGTAAAAAATTTTTTGGATTTGCTTTCTAAAAAATTCTACGACGGATTGAATTTTCATAGAGTAATTCCTGGTTTTGTCTGTCAAGGGGGATGTCCTAATAAAAATGGGACCGGTGGGCCTGGATACACAATTCCCTGTGAGGTGAATGGTCAAAAACAATTTCACGACAGAGGTGTCTTGTCTATGGCTCATGCTGGTAGAGATACTGGAGGTTCTCAGTTTTTCATTTGTCATAATAGACAAAATACCCAACACCTTGACAGAAATCATACTTGTTTCGGACGAGTCACCGAGGGGTTAGACCTAATTGGGCAAATCAAACAAGGCGAACAAATCAATTCTATTTCAATAATCGAATAATTATGAAAAAGTTTTTTTTAACCTGTGTTTTAGTTTTTGGATTTCTTTTGTCTCCCAGTCAAGATTATTATAAAGCTTACACAACCGAAATGTATACATTCAATAACATTTCCAAAGAATGGGAATTGTACCAAAAAAACTCCGATACAGAAATAACAATTGTAATCGAAAACGAATTCCTTTCAATACAAGGAAAGTCTCCCTCCATGTATAAAATTTACAGTGAATCGAAAGAAGATATCTCTAATAAAAATTTGGTTGGGATTAGATATAAAGCAAGGGATTTGAAACGTGATTTACAAGTAACCATCGACATAGTAAAAATAAGTACTAATAACACCGCCATGATATCAGTTATAAATCATAACGATGGATATAATTTTCGTTTTTTTGTGAGGCAAATACAACTGGATTAGTACAATTATAGGTTCCTGTAAACTTATATTCTGTTGTATTTATATTGATGGGTAATGAAAAACAATATATTTGGACTGACAAAGATTTGGTTGAGGATTACACTGAACCAATAAAAAAACTTTGGGATAATTTAGTACCCCCTTCGTTCCCTCAAATAAAATCTTTCGAAACCTTAGGTGTAAAGTGGGTTGAGCATAAAGAAACTATGGGACCTTATTACCGTTTTGAACAGAATTTGAAGTTTTTGGTCAAATTAGAATTACACATAAGTTTTCTGAATGATGCGGGTTGGAAAAATGGAGAAAAAGTATCTCAAAAAACTTTTGACACCGCTTATGGTGAAAATTTTTTATACAATGTCAGAGGGCGAATGTTATCGTTAGTCAAATTTGTTGGAATGAATTTATCACAATTTGATTTAGAGGGTGATTTCAATATCAACGCTAGCTAATAATTTATAATGGACATACATCCGAGGTTAAAAAAAATAATTTTCGATAAACTGAATTCCGATTTGGAAGATTTTATTTTTTTACCAAATGGTAGAGAGACGTGGATTATAAACTTTGATGATAAATCTTGGTGTTTTTCATCCGATTGTTATGGTCAAATTCATTATAATTCCAATTTTTTTAATAGTTTTTTTAGACTTTTTTCTTTCGAACAAAATGAATATCAACCATTACTGAAAGATTGGTATGGGAATCTAACTTCCCAAAACATAAGAGTAATTTCAAGAAGAAGTGGAAGTTTTGATTATCTGATTGAACATATGTTAAAGAAAAATTCGGAATGGAGTTTGTTAGACAGATATGGTTGGAGTTACCAAATTGTAAAAAAATATTTAGATATGAAAAAGAATCTAAATAAAAAATATATTTGTGTGGGAGACCTGAATTAGAGTGCAAAACTTTCACCACAACCACAAGTACGAGATGCGTTAGGATTGACCCACTCGAACCCCTTTCCATTCAACCCATCAGAGTAGTTGAGTTCAGTTCCGAAAATATATAATAAAGATTTTTTATCTATAACAATTTTGAGGTCATCAGAAATAGTAACGACTTCATCAGTCGAATCTTTTTTATCATCGAAGTCCATCACATAGGATAGTCCACTACACCCTCCCCCTTTTACACCAACTCGTAAAAAATGAGTTGCAGTATCCAAACCTGAATCATTCATCAGTTTGAGAATGTGCATTTTAGCATTTTTTGTCACTGTTACCATAATTAGAAATTAAGGCCTAATCCGAAGTAAAAATTATTTATAATAGGATTATAATCCATTTTTAAACTCACAGTTTTGAAATCTTGTAGAACACCAAATTTAATTGTCATAGAATTATCATCATATTTGGGAAAAGTAATGTAACCAACATCATCTTTACCTCTGTATCTAACTATTTCGTTTTTTCCTCCAACCATCATATGAATACCTGTTCTTTTAAATCTTTTACCCACTCCCACGTAGTATGTTTTGAGTTTAACTAAATCATTGACTAAAGGGAAATCCACCAAGTTTATGTTTCCGTAAGGGAAGAAAGTAGAATTATCCCTTTTGTAAGTAGAATTGTACTCCATAATGAAGTATGACTTGGTCCCCACAGCAAAAAAACCACCAATTTGGTTCAAACTTGAGATTTGTAAACCAAAATTATAAACAGGTTTTTTACCAAAAATTGTGTCTCTTCTTCCATTGTCATAGAAAAACACTCGTGCAGGTTGTCTGTATCCCCACGAATTCCAATAGTCAAATGGAAACCAAGAGTTCCAACCAAATCCAGGTGCACCCCAAAGACCCCATCTATTCCACTCCCATCTACTCCACCCGAACGGTGGGTGATTGTTTACAATTGTTGGTGTTGTTTGTCTTGGTCTATTAAATTCCGTGGGTAATTCATTCCTCCATGAACTGGTTGTTCTTTGTGAAGATGAAGTGTTTTGGGATGGTGGTGACGAACGCCAAGAACTCACTTGAGAAAAAGCGAGAGATGGTAAAAAAATTAATAAATAAATTAGTTTTTTCATTCTATTGGTATTTCTTCATAACCGTTTTTTTTACGGTAGTCGTTTATGGCCGCTTTTATTGCGTCCTCAGCTAAAACTGAACAGTGAATTTTTACCGGTGGAAGGTTCAATTCTTCTACAATAGTCATGTTGTCGATTTTTATGGCTTCGTCCAAATCTTTACCTTTTAACCATTCAGTTGCCAAACTCGAGGATGCTATCGCGGAACCACAACCAAAAGTTTTGAATTTTGCATCTTTAATAATGCCATCCTCAGTGACTTCAATCTGTAGTCTCATTACGTCGCCACATTCTGGTGCTCCGACTAAACCAGTACCAACATTTTTCTTGTTTTTATCCAAGGTACCTATATTTCGGGGATTTGTGTAGTGGTCTAACACTTTATCAGAATAAGCCATAACAGATTTTTGAACTATTTATAAATATTATACAAGATGAAGACAATAATAATTTCAGAATCTCAGTTAGTCAAATTATTAGAAACTGCTATGGATTTGGATATCTATGTCCAACCTATGAATTATTCAACATCAACAGGAAATAACGATTTAATTGATTCTATTGAAGATAATATTTCCAAACTAAATGAATTGAAACAAATGTTCAAGACAGGTAAAACTATTTCAACCGAATCAGAAGCAGAATTTTATAATTTAACAAATAAAATTAATAAAATTTACGACCAAACTAAATTTCAAGACCAATTTACAAGTTTATAATTGTGTTTTATTTTTAAAAAAAAGTTTATGAATCAAAATTTATCAAATAACCAAAAAGCAGAAATTTACAACAAATTGTTACGACAATACGAAAGATTACAAGAACAAGTAAGATTGATAAAATCAGAGGATATAAATATTTCGCCCCAAAATCAGAAAAAAATCGATTTTTTAGAACACGAAATGAAAAGAGTATTTAACGAAACTAAAAAACTATATTAAAATATTTGAACCCCTCTCAAATGAGGGGTTTTTTGTGTCATGTTTAAAATATTATTGAAAATCAAAAGTTTATTTACCAAAAAACCTTCAAGAAAACTAACTTGGACGGTTGAGGATTATAATGCAGGTAGAAATTGGGCTAAAACACAACCACATCCATTTATAAAAAACAAAACTTTGTGGGATTTGTGTTATGACAAAATCGATTCTGCTAACACAATACATAACCTGAACAAATTTTTGTTCAACGAAATTTAAATCCTGTCAATTTTGTTATTTCTTCCACACTAACCTCGTTGTTTTTGAAACCGTCAGGTTTGGAAGGTGAGTTTTCGAATAGAAATGCCGACCACATGTTTTCTTTCTTTATAAAAGTAACTTTCCAACAATATTTTGGTACTGTGACTTTACCAATTTTCTTCAATTCACCAAAATTTCCACACCAAACCATTATTGAATCCTTCAATTTAGCCGTTTCTCTAATATGAACTTCCAAAGACTTCCAATCTCCCGCATTCAACGAATGAAATTGAGCGGCAATGTTCGTAAAATAGAAACATTCATCTTGAATTAGTTGTGTTTGACATAAATTGTCAGCTGCTGGCATCATGTGTCCTCTGTCCGTTCCACTATTTACAAAATCCTTCATATTATCTGTTTCATTCGGTAAAAGTGGGTCAGGCTTAAAGGTATCTTTTCTTTTTAAGGGAGTTTTACAATCAACCATACTCTTCGTAACCCAAAATTCCACTAAAACAGGGTATTTTTTTGATTTACTGTAAACTGAATTGTAATTTGTATGTTTTAACCTTACGGTATCTTGTGAGAAACATAAATTAGTGAAAAAAAGGAGTGTAAGTATGAAATATAGTCTAAACATAAAAATAAATACGTTCAAAAATTCTTTTTTTAACTTATTTTTTCAATTATGAACGTATCTCATGAGTATAAAATGATTTGGTGGGCTCCAGAAAGGACTGCAACCAAATTGACAGCACAAATATTAAAAAATTACAATTTTGAATATTTTGTTGGTAAAAATAATTACAAAAAATTATGTGACCCGTATCACTCTCATGATTTAAACATACCTGAGGGTTGTGAGAATTATAAAATAATTTGTAATATGCGTAATCCTTACGATAGAGTTTTGGGATTATATTTAAATTTTACTTCAGTGGGGATAAATTCAGTCTTTACAAGAGATTCCAAAGAAAAATTTATAAAACGTTTCAACTATTTTGTTGAAGAACTTTATCACTACGCTATTTTGACCGATAAAATTGTCAATTTAGAAAGAGAAAAACCTGTGAAAGATTATATTTCCTCATTGAATTTTGAAAATAGAATTCCAGATTTTTTTATAAGAACCGAAAATATGGTCGAGGATTTTCAAAAAATTGATTTTATAACACAAAGTGATTTGTGGGAATCTGGTCAAATCCAAGAGATGATTTATAATAACAATTTCAAAATAAACCGGCCTTTCAGTTTCAATGAAGTTTATTCTTTTGAAAGTGCTAATAAAGTTTATCAATACCAAAAAAAGTTATTTTTTATTTGCGACTATGACCCCTTTTCTTTTACAACTGATGAAATCAACGATGAAAGTAGGAAAAAATTTTTACATGAAACATTTTGATTGAAGATATATTTATAGACATGAGTAAAAGATTTATAGTTTCTGAACAAGAAAAAAACAAAATCAGAAAATTATATCTGATGGAGGAACCCAAAGAAGAAAGAAAGTTTTGTCATAGTGGTAATGTAAAAACTTTGGAGGAAATTATGGGAAATGAAGAAGATGATGATTATATTGACGGTATAAGAATGAGAAAAAATGGTGTTCGTGGTTTGGTTGACAAATTAGAACTCTTGAAATCTGTCAGACTTTTGAAAAACGTATCTGACGGTGGTGTTCATTTGGCTAATCAAATTATGGATAATTTAAAGGCTTATAAACCTTATAATTATTTTGATGAAACAAAGAAAGAATGTAATAGAGCTATGGATAAGATAATAGAACTGTACAAGGAAAACGAACACGGAGAAGAGTTAGTAAAAGATATCGAAAAGGTATATTCTCTACAAAGTTTGAATCCAAGAGCGAAAGAATTCTTGAAACAATCTTTAAAAATCATCAAAGGAGAATAATTTGGATAATAAAATATTTTTACTATATTGATGTCCCATATCGGGACATTTTTTTTTATGTCAACTCAATCACATATAGATAAGGTCAATTTACAACCGATGGTAATTCCCTACCCCACACATGTAGGTGCACCAAAGATTGAACCTCAAGATTTGACCGCGTTCAAGAAACACGGTTTAAACAAAGTGGACCGATTTGTGAAGAAAAGATTTGACGAACTCGTTAAAGACGCAGAAACCCTTCAAAATTCAATCCTACTTCAACAGGAGGTATATGAGTCACAATACAAATTTGAACCCAAAATCGGGGAGATATATCACTTATATGAGAATTCTGACGGCTCAAAGACCCTCTCTCTCATTGGACCCACCGAATGGTCGAAGTCCTTTTTATATTCTGTTGTGTTAAACTCTGATATGACGTGGTCTAAAATCTAACCATCTAAGAAAAACCGAAAAATTCCTAGAACTAGTATTATTAGTTTTTCTATTCTATTTAATTTTTATTATTATTCTATAAGAATAATAATTATTGTCCTTCGCACTAAAATCTTTTTTTTTAAAAAAATTTTTTTCTTTATTTTTTGTATTTATTAAAAGTAAATTTTTTATATATGCAACAAGAGTCATTTTGGACTGTTCTTATTACCATTATCACTGTATTGGGTTCCGCGAGTGCTTGGAGATTTTATGAAAAAAGGGCCATCAGAAAAGAAAAGGATGAAGAATTTATTCGTCATGATTGTAAAGATAGAATTTCAAAACTTGAAGTTTTATTACAAGAATCATCGAGAGAAAAAGACGAAATGAGGGCGACGATACTCAGGCTAACAGAACAAGTTTCTGCTTTAGCGGTTAAAGTAGAATTTTTACAGAGAGAAAACAATGAACTATTGAAAAATTTCAGAGGATAATTTCATACGTCCCATCTTACCATAGTTTTGACACTGTAATCTGAAAAAAATAAAGGGATTGCGTCTTGAATCAAAACATCCGCTAACTCCCTATCCAAAACGTCCTCAGTAATTAAATCACCCAAAATTATAACCGCCTCAACCACCACTGATTTTTGTGTTGGAGAAAAAATTACATTATGTATTCTAATAGTAGTTCCTTTCCCGTACATTTGTTCAATAGCATACCCCCTGTGACCATTTATGTACAATTCCAAAAGACGAATAAATCTTTTTTTCTCATCCATAATGAGAAATTATAATTTAAAAAAAAATAAAGTAATCTTATCTTCCTTGACCACGATAAGCCTTGGGTCTTGGTGAGTGTTTGTTATAAGATTTTTTTGCATTACCCCCTTTTCTTTTACCGAAAGTAATTTTTCTTGAAGACACTGCTGATTTTGAACCTTTTGCCATAATTTGAATTTTTTTATAAATAGATATATATTTGATAATATGAATTCTATATACGAAGAAAAAAAATCAGTTTTATCCAAGTACTCAGGAGATACCTCCGACGATTTATTGTTACATCTCAAAAGGCACTTCCCTGTTACAGAAATAAAACATGATTGGATGGAAGAACCTATAAAATTCATTAAGATTGATGACAAAACAAGGTTATTGAAAAACAATAAAAAATATTTGGTATCAAAAATCTATGATATTGTTTACAAATTATGGGATTCTTTAGGAGAAAGAAAAATTCGTAGAACTATAAAAAAATATTTAGATGGGATTAGTTAAATCGTAATATTTATTTTTATGATAGTTTATACAATTCAAGAATTTTGTGATTATTTACAAAGCGGTCATACAGAAATAGTGACTTACGAAACGATTGACACTGTTTTCAGGATATTGGTTGACACATCATCAACTTCTTTTATAATCTCTCAAGCAAGACTTACAGTTGGTTTTACTGCAGCTGAATTAGAGGAGTGGAAACAAATTTTTTGGGACTCGCTCTGAAATTAATTTTGATTATTATTCTTTTTTATTTTATCTTTGTGTAACAATTCGGGACTTACAGGCGATGAAAGATACTCGGTACTCGGATAAAAAAAGTTCTTACAATTTTTGGTAGTCTGAAAAGATTTCTTATCTTTGTAAGACATTTTGGTTGTGGTAGCTCAGTAACTCTTTAGGGTTTAGGTAGAGCAAGGACCTGAACAGTCTTGTGCCGGTGGTTCGACTCCACCCCCAACCACGAAATTTTCAGATTTTTATCTGAATTTTCTTCAAAAGATTTGGAAGGCATTAAAATCTTTCTTATCTTTACAAAAAAAAGGACAGCGGAATGTTTCTTCAGTGGTGGTTCCCCATACTCACCCGACAAACTTTCTTCTCCGCTCTATAAATTAGAAATGTAGTGTCAATCAAAACACGGGAGGTTTATGCGGAAAGGAAAATTCCTGTTTCATCCTGAATAAACAAACAACCAAAGACTTTTCGGACGTTTTTAGTCGTTAAATAAAAACAAGAGTTGTCCACTCATGATGGGTTACTAATCAGGTCTTAAATCCCAGTCCACTAAAATTTGACCAATTCGCTCTGACGGGGGCTTTGGGAGACACGACGGTGTCTCCCTTTTTTTATCCATAAAATTTTCTCAAAATATCAAAATCAATACTTTTTGGAATATTTATTGGTAAGTAAATTACCAAGATTATGAAAAAATTTTTCCACGATTTATTCAACGACAGCAACTCAATCAATGAAAAGAGTGTTGTAGGCTTTTTAGCATTTGTTATGATGGTTGGTTTTGCAATTGCGGACATCGTAACTGGTTCTTTAGGTAAAGACCTAGTAATCAACGAATTCATTTTTAATGCATTCATGTGGTTAGTTTTAGGTTCTTTTGGAATCGGTTCTGTTGACAAATGGATTAACAAATCAAAAGGCGAATCTACAGAAGAGTAAAGAAATTGAAATCCCCACCAGTAAGGAGGGGATTTTTATTTTATTAGGGTATTTATTCTATTATGTCAGATAAAAGAACTCAATGGGGGTGCAACAGATTTGATATTCACTCAGAAGAAAAAGATTTTTGTCAACTTGCATCAAGAAAAATAAAATTTAAGATGAAAGACGTCAAAAGACTTTTGAGTGATGTTGCTTTTATTGTCATAATGGATGTAAACGATGTAATCTCAAAAAAAATCAAATATGTAAAAGAAGATGACGAATACTTCAAAAAAAATTTTGAAAACTTTAGAACCTTGGAGGAAAAATTATCAGAACAGTGTGAATTGAATAAAGAAACATTCGAGGACTTCAAGGTGAATTTATCTTCCAAATTTGTAATCCTCAAAGAGTTAAATGAAAAATTTGTTTGGGATGAGATGAGTATGTTGGAAACAAATTACTCCGCTTTGGCTTACGTTTTAACAAAATTTAGAGAAAAAGATGGTTCAAAAAACAGTTTTGAATCTTGTTTTAACAAATATTTTTTAGGTACTTATATGCAAGATTTACCTGATTACAAACAGGACTTGACAATATTTCAAAAATTAGTTTTGAATTATTTGGCGGAGTCGTTGAATGAGTTTGATAACGAAATAATTGTAGGTGTTGTGGACACAATAAAGGGCACATATGGAATCGGAAAAAATTCTGAAATTCAAGCTTACAGAGAATTAGAAAAAACATTCTCATCAGTGATAAAATTTAGTGGAGATTTCTCTTTTGCAGACTCATTGGGGGTTGATTTTTTAGTATTTGATGATGGGATTGGTTGGGTTCCTGTACAAGTTAAAACCTCATTTATAAATTGTTATAGGAATACAAAATTTTGTAATAGCGTATGTATGGGCAAGGAAAACGGAAGATGGAGAATGGAATCATACGAAGAAAAATAATTTTACTATATTTGCAACATGCCATTCGAAAAAAAACCTGAACCGAAACCGACTAGATGGGAGGTCGTTTACGAAGACGAGGACACAATTTCAATTTGGAAATATAATTCAAATAAAACCACAAACGGTCCCATAGAAGTTGAATATAAGTATAAGAGGGGTTTTCAACATCCATCAAATAAGAAGAAAAAAACTTTAGGGGACTTAGTTAAAGAGGAAAAATTAAAGTGATTTTAATTTAGAATCAATTATTTTTCTAATTCTAATAAGGGAATTTCTATCTAAATTACCAACAATTTTTTCTGTATTTTCAGAAAGTAACTTTATTATATTCTTTTCAACACTTTCTAATCCTAAATCTTTATAAGATTCAACCGATTGAATTTCAAATTCATGTCTATCAGAATCTATAACTTCTCTTTCGATTGGAGTTTCACGATAATAGTCCCACCCACCAGATGATAAAGTTTCTTGAATTGACTCCTCAACCCAGTCTTTATTGAATGAATCCCAATCAGTTTTATAATATTCAATCACGAATTCTCTCGAAGATACTTTGTAGTAAACTTGAAATTTTTTTAACTTGGGTTTTCTTAGTTTCTTTGATATGGAATCATAGGAATTGTTTTTATCAATCCAATTTTGTAATAAATGATAGTTCTCAAGTGTAAATGCACAAATATATTCAACATCAAAACTATCAATTTGGGAATTACCGAACAATTTTGAGACCGAATATAAAATATCATAATTATTTTGAAGGAATGGTTCGTTAAATCTCAAACCCTTTTCCAAACAAATTTTTGCAATGCTTGCAATTTCCTTCAAATCTAAACTTTCAAATTGAGATTCCATCTTCCATAAATACGAAAAAGGTGGGAATAATCCCACCTTTAATCGTTCAGTTTTTTTTGGAAGGTTGTAAGAATAGATATAATATTATCACGACCAACAGGATTTGCGGAATGAACATTCCAATCAGGGACAGGGAGTCCATTAGTCCAACAATATTCACATAACCATTTTGCACAATCATACCCTGTTTTTTTATTTTCCCCTAAGTCATGGTCAAAAGAAACCTCTTCTGGAAGACCGTTTATATTTATAAATTCTACGAATTCTTCATGGTTTCGAACAATTGTCCATCCTTCAGTCTTTGGGTTTCTTATGTCGTCTAGATAAAGTTTTATTTTTTTCATAATTTTTGATAGACTCTTGTCCGATGATTTGATAGGCCTCAGCTAAAGCCCAACCTGCATCATCAATTAGTTTTTTAACTTTTTTAATTTTTTTTGTAAGTGGATGACCTATCAAATGATTCTCAATCATACATGATTGAACGTGAAGTCTATCCATAAGTTCAAGAAAATGCCCCTGATTTATCTTATTTTTTTTCATTTTATTCGTTTATACTAGTCGAATAATCACCGCATTCAATCTTCATTTCGTAAATCGCATCAGTGCCAAATTCGTAGTCTGAATCAGTTATGTCTCCGTCCCAATACATATCCATTCCTGAAGGAGCAATTTCTTGTTCCTCTTCAGTAAGAACAACATCCCACTCAACGTCGTAAACATCAGTAGAACCATCAGAAGATTCAACTAATTGAAGGTCATTGAAATCACTTTGGTCAATTTCTGAAATGTTTTTGTTTTTCAAGAGTTTTATTAGCTCTTCAACAGTAAACTCTTCAGTAAACAATTCCGCTGACCTCCAATTTGTGGAGGCTTCACAAAAATAGTTTTTTTCTTCCCACGTGCCGTTGATGTAGTTTATTTCATTCAAACTCTTTTTGTTGAAGATTAGCGTAATTTTTGTTGAGTCTTCGGGATTCAACTTTTTTAACTCTTCAATCACATTTTTGTTTTTCATTTCGGGTAATTTAATTGTTGTTGAATTTGTCTTTTGAGTTATAATATTCAAGTGCAATATTATAAGCAATCCATAAACAGAGAATTAATGCACTTCCGACAATTATATAACCCATTATTTCAGCATAGTATTTCACTCCTAAAGAAATTAGGGTCAAGGTGAGCAAAAAACCAACGACCGTTACTAAAGCTTTAATTTTGTTATTCATATTATTTCATTTTTAGGGGTAATCAATTTGTTTTGTTTCTACATCAAAATCTAGAACGATTGGTTTGTTTTCATGTATGTACCTTTCATTGAGAAGTGCAGCATTCAAAAACTCAACACCATTGAAATTCTTCTGACCGTATGCGCAGTGGATGTGACCACAAACGTGAATTTTTGGCTGAACTTCCATCACTCTGTGGAACAAATCCTGACAACCTACTTGTGTTCCACTTGGAACCCAATCAAGCATTCCGTAGGCTGGTCCGTGGGTTATAAGGATATCAGTATTTCCAGGAATCATTGCCCATTTTTCAGCGAGTTTCTCTCCTCTTGGAAGATTAAATGCCCAATCATAAAATTCAGGTTGCCAAGGACTTCCGTAGAACTTCACACCATCAATGACCACCTCACTATCAAAAAGATAATGAACTCCCTTCTCCTTATATTCAGGAGCGATGTCTTGAACAAGTTCAAAACCAAAATCATGGTTCCCCGCAATGAAGATTTTATGAGTGAAATCAGTATTGCTAAACCAATCTAAGAAATCTTTAATCTCGTGAACTTTTCCCACATTTGAAATGTCGCCCGCATGGATTAAACAATCGCCACTTCCTAAAATGTTTCCCATCCTGTTGGAAGTCAGATATTCATGTTTTCCATGAGTGTCTGATATAAAAACGTATTTTTTAGTCATTTTTTTTGTGTTTACAATTGTTAAAATGCCATTGTATCATTTGGGGATGACCACTATCACTTATAAAGGTCATCTTCATATCTCTTCATTTTGTCCCAATTTAGAAAGTCTTCACCCTTATAATCGGGATGATTTTTTTTCATATTATCAATTCCTCTGACCCAAGCCCACGCAATCAGGACAACAAAGATAAACATAAAAAAGAAAATTGCAATCATATTTATTTTTTTTTAATCCCACCAATTACGAATACCTGACCCATCATACCAATCGTTCCAAACGTCCATTTTATCCTTTTCTTCGGGAGGTAACTTACCCATTAGGGTTCGGTACTCATCGATATTTTGACCCCTTAAAATGTCCCAAATTTCACTCCATTCTATTTCCTCTATTTCACGAGCTCTAGCGTAGACCTTTCTATTATGTTCCATGTCCTCAGGATTTAATTCGTCATCTCCGAGGAACCAATTTTCCCCTCTGATTTCACCTAACTCTTCCTCCGCGCGATAAATGTAATGGTCTTCTCGGCTATTCTTTATTAACTCAATAACCCTTTTTATTTTTTCAACTTTTTTGTTCTTTGAAACCTCCACCTCATTTCCATGTTTTTCTAAAACTTCGGATGTTTTCTCAAGGGAACGTGCAAACAAAGTTAGATTGAATGAATAATCCCATCCTCTAAATTCCCATAATTCTCGTCTGAAATAATAAAGATTACGGAAAAATGCGGGAAGCTTATATCTAAAAACTTCATAGGTTCTATACCACCAAGTTTGGTGTCTAGCCATAATTTTTAAAGACTTCCAAAAACTTTCAGTAAAGACTACTTTCATAATTTTTGTTTTTTATAAAATGCGGGGAGTTTGAATTCCAAAAGTATTTTATCAATCTCTTTTGTGAGGTCAAAACATTCTGCCAAACCGAGTTTTTTTTGGTATTTTCTGTGAAAGTTCCATACTAACCTTTCACAATTTTCTGCCTGTTCTTTGGTTTGACAAGATTTAGCAACTTTTTCTAACCAAATGATAACGTCTCCCCAATGATTACTTTGTTTATCCATTTTTATAGTTTGAACAAAGATAAGAAAAAAATAAGACCCGACAAAATAATTTTTGACGGGTCTTTTGGAAAGGATATATGAGAACACCTTACGGTGATGTCATTTATAAATATAATAAAGAACCAAAAATTATCAAATTCAGACATAACCAGAGGGGTTATTTTAATAAATGATAATATTCTTTAAAATGTTTCAATCTATCAGCAAGTCCTATGGTTCCACCATTTACACATTTTGTAACGGAAGTTACAGTTGCGTTGGAATCATCAACACATCTTTTCAAACAATTTTTACTGAAAAACCATGCCGCTGAGAGTAAAGGGTATTTTGTTGAAACCAAATCAGGATTTGAAACAATGTCTTCATTTATTGCTTTTCCAAATGCGGTGTAATTGTCTTTACCTGTGAGTTGAATATAACCTCTACCACGAAATTTGAAACCTTCTCCTGTTGATTCAGGACCGTTACCCATTCTTCCACCATATACTTTTGACGCAATTTTCTGAGGATTTCTTGCATAAGACTCAGAAAGATTACCAGGAAAATACTTTGGGAAAATGTTTTTGAGACCTTGAGCAGAATAATTTAAATTTTCTTGAGTGAGTCTAAATCCTCCTGATTCATGACCACATTGTGCAAGAAAGTGAGCAAGTTTTAGAGGTGTATCAATACCGAATTTTTTTGCGGTATCAGGGATTTGAGCAATAACATCATCAGGAATGTGACCTTTCAAATTTTCTAATTTCAAAGAACCTGTGTTAACAATTGGAGCTTGTTGTACAGGAGCGGGTTCAGTAATTAGAACTCCTTGTCCCATGATTTTTTGCCATGTTTGTTCCCCCACAATACCATCGGGATTTAAACCATTTTTTGTTTGGAAATTTTTTACAGCTTGCTCAGTACCATTACCGAAGATTCCATCGGCACCCAAACCCAATTTTTGTTGAAGTTTTTTAACGTCTTCTCCTCTAGACCCAACTTTTAGTAACATAGTAATTTAATTTCCTAATAAATATTTTCTACTGTGAAGAATGTGATAAATTGACGTCGCCTAACATACAATATTTGATGTTTTGAGTAACGTTTGAAGTTGCCACATTTATTGTAAAAGATGTGACGGGTGAAATAGAACCGAAATTTGTTCTATTGATTAAATCATAATTTGTTGAGGTGAACCAAAGTACTTCTGTAATAGGTCTCAGTCCTGTGATATGTGCTAAGATGAGATATGCATCACCCAAATCAATTATACCGTTTTTGTTTACGTCAGATGCCTTCCACTGTTTTGTTCCTGTGAGAAATAAACCTGAGGGAGTGTTATTAGGTGTATTTACGTTTTGAATTTCGTTAAATAGTGGGGTAAAATCGGCGGTTGTTATTCCTTGAATCGAAAGAGAGGGGACTAATTTATAGGTCGAATTTTGTTGAGGTAAAGTAAAAGTGTAAGTTCCACTTGAACTTAAAGTTTTATAATCGACCAAGGTTTCAACTCCGTTTACCACCCTATATAATGTCAAAGTTGGATAAGGACTCAGTGTCGGAACTGAAACTGTACCCGAAAGTGTATTTGTAATTGCAACAGTATTAGTTGTGTTTGCTGCGTAGTATCCTGTAAAAGTTGCATCCTGAGGATTTGACCACGTACCAAACTCAATTACATAAGGATTAGACCAATCAGGTAAATCATTCCAACATCCACCACCACCCCATTTTGTTACTGCAAAATCTTCACCACCGGCATCGTTCGGTTCACCACCACACCAATTTTGATATGTTCCTGGTTGAGGGTTCCCATTAAAGTTTCCAATATTAACCAAAGTTCCATTTTCAGGACCCGCATCAACTCTCCAATAACCCTCTTGTAGTCTGTCTGAGAGAGCAAACCATATATTATTCTGAGGAACGTTTGCAATAATAAAGTTTTGTTCATCCGCAGACGTAATTGTCACCAAATAACCAGTTTGACCTTTGAAGGTTTGTTGAGCAGCTAAAACCTTTGAATTTGTGTAAGTTGCGGTGGTTGAAATTGGTCTATAGAAGTGACCATTTGTTGCGTTGTAATAATATCCAACAGGGTTTATTGTCGTTGAAACTGAGATTTGAACACTTCCCAATGCAGACCCTGTGTTGATTTTAAGTGAGGCGAGAGCGTTATTCACGTTTGCTTGAGTTCCTGTGAAACTAATTCTTGTGATATTTGACCAAGTGTTATATCCTGTGGCAAAAGATAAACCTGTAGTTGTTGTGATTGAAAATGTTGTTCCTGCGGGGGGATTAACAAGACCTATTGAAGTTAATAAAGTTTCAGATGTGAATCCGTTGATTACAAATCCACTTGCATCTTGACCTGAGGTACTCACCTGATAAGTTCTTCCTGGTGGTGCCGTTACACTTTGTGCGAAACAAAAATCATGCGAAACAAACTGTGCGAAACAAAATAAAAATATGGTAACGAATTTTTTCATAGATTTACTTTACTACCAATCAAGAAAAATGATAAAATAGGAAACTCAGGATTGGTACTAAGATTGGCTTTATAATTTACATTGAATTTGAATCTTCTTGAGATTTGGTAATCAAATCCACTTCCTATAAACGCACTGAATGTTCTGTCTGTTACAGTTACTTTATCTACTGAAGAATAAACCACAGGTGTTGAAATTAAATAAATCTCAGGGGAGATGGTAAGTTTTTTATTTGCAACAATTGGCTTGGTATAAAATGCAGTAAAAGATGGACTAATAAATAAGTTACTATCTTCAGGAAGTTTGGCAACAGCTCCACTTATATTAAATCCTGTAATTCCCCACTTCTTGGCGTTTATTATCATACTATAACCCAAAAATGAGAATAGGTTTCCGTATGAATAAGCACCCGTTAGATTTACATTATGAACGAATTTAAGGGTTCCTGATTGGTTAATTTTTATTTTTGTATATCTTGAGTTGATTGCAAATTGTTTGAAATTAAACCAAATCATTCCTGTTACGCCCCAAGAACTTGTTCCCATTAAAGAGGTTCTTGATACACCTACATTTGCAATTCCTGTAAAACTTTTGTCTAAGTTTTGAGCGGAAGTAAGGTCAGATGATACTATCATCGGGTTTGAATTTCCTGATTTTGATGAACCTTTTTTTCCTCCACCTCCACCACTTTCTGAACCACGGTCGTTCCTTACATCAACATTCATTACGGTTGTCGCCACCACCTCAGAACCTTTTTCTTTGTCTTTCTCACCGCTTCCCGTAGAAGAAGATGAAGAAACACCACTATTGTTACTAACCCCACTATTAGAAGAATTACTGTTCCCCCCGACACCACTACCACCGCTTGTAGGGTTATTTGAAGTCCCTTGAGAAGAAGTTTGACCCCCTTGGTTAGAACTTCCCACAGGTACAGAACTGTTGCCCTGACCGCCTGATACACCTGAGCCCCCATTTGGAGAAGTCCCACTACTATTAGTATTAGAAACGGAATTATTAGAGTTAGAATTAGTATTTTCATTTCTATTTCTTGTTTTTTCGGACCTATTGTCTTTTGAACCCGCATCATTTCCACCCATAGATGAACCTTGCATCACGGATGAGTTTATTTGACCAACAACACTACTTACCACATTTCCGATTACTTGTGCGGTTATTTGATTTCTTGTGACACCTACGGATTGAACCGAGCAAGGTGTCAATTTTCTGTAGTCCACATAAGCTTGATTGACCCAAGAGGCAAAAGCACCACTCGCCACGTCAGCCGCGGTGAATGATGCCGATTTTCCATAAAAATAAATTATTGTTCCTCCCTGAATAGGGATTGAAAAGTTTGTGACAGCTTTTGTGCAAGGGTCTATAAACTCGTAATTAATGGTTTGAGCATCAACTTTCAAGTTGAGAAAGAAGATACAAACAATACTTAAAAAAATTTTTAACCCTTTCCACATTTATTTTGGGAACACGCCCTTTTTAATCATCCTTACAAGAATTCTACTACAAGCAATTTCAAGTGCTTTCTTTGTAGTAATTCCTATTGTTGATTGATTGAATTTAACGTCACTCAAATTATCATCATTTAAAAGAGATAATTCTCTGACAGTTTTTGCCTCACCGAGACCTGAAGCCGCAATAATTTCACCTGTTTCTGCGTTTGTAAATCTAACCTGAAGACCGAGTCTTGTGTTTACAATATTTTTAACTCCATCTTTTAAATTTACAGTCTCATCCTCAGAAACAGAAAAGTCATAAACTTCGATTGTAACGAAATAATGAGCAAGTCTAATCTTACCTCTACCGTCCAATTTGTCTTGACTAATTCCTGCTTGAGATGCCTGAAACTGTTTGACCATACGGTTTTTTATTTCAGTTTTATCTTCAGTAAAAGTGAATCTGTTTAGTTCAGACAAAAATTCCAAACTTATATTCGCAACACCAAGACCAACTTTCTTTTCTTTCAGCTCAGGATACTGTTCATATACCTCATCACTAATTCCAATTGTTAAGATTTGAATTGGAATTTGTGGACCATCGTAATCCATCAAAGAATCAATATTGATTTTTGTTTCGAAACTTGCTTTGTATTGCTCAGTTTTAGTTGTTCCCACAACTTGTGCGTTCACAAATGAGCATACGAGTAGAAATACAGGTAATAAAATTTTCTTCATTTTAAACTTGTTTAATAAGACCACATTTAAGACACTCTTCATCTCCATCACCATCAGCGTCACCCCAAACGTGTTCACACTGACGATGTTCGAAATACATGTCTATAATACCGTCACCATCCTCATCGATACCATCCATTGTACCATCACCATCTTCATCGATTTCGACACCGACTTGAGGGGCGACCTGAGGGGTTACTTGAGGGGTGGATACCACAATAGGTTCATTATGTTGAGCCGATGCAGAATCTTTCATATCTAAAGTAGATGAGAAAGATACACCATCCTCTTCGTCCATTTTTTGAACTAACATCTTGTCCTTATCTGTATCACTGAACCAATAGTCAATAATCTTACCATAAGAACCGATAAAAGCACCAAGTAATAAAAGTAGAAGCTCTTTCCACTCTCCACTGATAGCACTTTGTTCAAAAATAGCCAAAAAAATTGCGCCGATGATTACAACAAATCCTCCAAGAACAAGAGCGGTAATCCACCATCTCTTTTTCATCATGGAGTTTAATAAATCTTTAAATCCTGTTGGTGTTTGTTGACTCATAAATTACCATTTTGGTTCCTCTGAAAAAGGTTTAGGTTTTGGAGCAGGTTCAGCTGGTTTAGCGGCAGGTTGCGACGCTTTTTCTTTGATAATCACAGTTTTCTCAGGTGCTGCTTGCTGTTGTTGAGAATTGTTAATTACGATTGTTGGTTGAGGAGGAGGTGCTTGTTCTTGTTTTTCTTCATGACCGCCAAACAACAAAGTGCTTAGCCATACGCCACCACCCGCAACAACAGTTCCGAGTGTTCCTACGATGGTCTTCTTTAGTCCTGACCAAGACCCATCATTTTGTTCTAATTGTTCTTCTGACATAGTTTTAAATTTTTACAAATGGTTTAGTTATTCTTTCATTATTATTCGCCATCACTAACAAATATTTACCTTGTGCTAGATTTTTGGCGTTAATTGCTCTTGTGATTACGTTTGTAAACTCATCGGTTTTGAAATCTCCTAAATCCAAAACCTTTCTTCCGTTGTAATCATAAACATAACCTTTCATCCAATAATTATTCGGAAATGTAACAGTTAATTCAAATTGTCCCGAATTTGGATTTGGTCTGATTTCTGCAATAGGCTTCGTTACGGCTAATATTGGCCCTGCCGCTCTATAAGTTAAAACTATTCTTTCAGATGCTAATTCAATATTGAAATGTTCACCTTCAGAATTGGAGGCGTCCATTAGTTGTCTAACAAAAACATAAGAAGAAATATCCTCCGAAGGGTCAATTGGCGTAAATTTTAAATTAAAGGGGGTGGATAAACCAATTATCCCCCCCTTTTTTTGATTATTCATTCCACCGAATCTGATGATTCCATTTTGGTCATCATGAGTTACATATTGTAACCATTCATTCGGAACTTTCGATATTATTTCTGTAAATTTAACTTTTGTCGGGTCATATTTCATTTCAAATTGTAGTCCATAATTCACTAATCCGTTTGTTGACACGTTAAATGGTACAAACATAGGTTGACCTACAGAGTATGAGTTAGGAATATTGACACTATATCTTCCCGTGTAAACAGGACCTCTTACAAGGTTTCCATTAGCGTCATAAACAGGAGAGGAGTGACTTCTATCAACATCCCCTTGTATATAGTATTTCAAATCAAGTGACAAATTAGATGTAAGAACCGTATCCAAAACAAAATTTTGTCTACTATTGTAAGTTGTCCAATCTGACCATTGGTTTATACCCAAAGCCAAACTATCAAATTCGTTTTTGGTAAAAACTTTTATCAAGTTATTAGTTGCAATAGGTCTGAGTCCTGAAACCGAAGCGTAAATACCATAAGGGTCACCCCCGTCAAATTTTTGGTTCCAATTTATATCTGCAATCAAATATGCCAATCCATTTTGTAAGTAGGTACGAGGGTAAGTTTGCGAAATGTCAGCGTTCACAAATTCGTTGAAAGCTTTTACCGCATCTGTAACTGTAACTGAATTATCTCTGATTGAAACCAAACTGTCAGGATTAAATCTTAGTTCAATTTTATATCTTGTATTTTCATCGATGTTGTCCAAAACGTATAAACCTGTGTTTATGTCTGGAACTGTTGTTGAAACCAGATTTCCTGTTGCATTTTCGTAACAATATAAAGTTGGAACCCATCCTCTTGTAACTACTGATGGTGGAAGCCAAACCTTACCTGAAATTGTAAGATTTCCAAGTAATTTTACCGCGAGTTTGTTGTAATTTAAAATCGCTACATTGTCACCAATTGTTGTTCCGTCAACCTTAAACATTCTAGCCCAATTTAACGTAACAGTATCTGAAACGAAATTTGGGATTACGTTGTTTATTATATATTTGTTGTGAATTATATATCCGTTCGAAGAAACCTGTGAACCGTTAGATAAAACCAAATAGTTTCTTGCAATAGTCCAGTTTGTGTCGGACACATAAGTATAATTTCCACTTGAGTAAGATTGATATTTGTAATCTTCCCAACTTCTGTAAGAAATTTCAGGACCGTTTCCACTAACCGCAACATCAACAGTTGTTGATATGTGGGTGAAAAGTCGTTTTTTATATTGCCAATCCACTTGGAAACTTCTCACATCCGTACCAGCTGCTGGTTTGTAATACCAAGCAACATCTAACGTGTCACCTCTTCTTACAGTTTTCAATTGTTGGAAGTGACCAATTTCTGGTGTCTGTGAAAAACCTAAAAATGGGAATGACAATAATGAAAGTAATGTAAATAATTTTTTCATCATTCAAATAGATTTTTGATTAATGTCTCGCATGATTTTTTTATTACATTTGAGACGGATTGTTGATTTATTTTACCACCTTCTGCAATTATCAAAGTTGACATTGATATTTCAGATGATTTTTCAGTCACTGAAGTTTCTTTGATTTTTTTTCCGTCGGTATTCAATAACTTAGCCTTTACCCTAAGAACTGTTTCGTCGTTTTCTTTATGGATTACGGAAAAACCCGAATTGGTTTTCAAAACATCAAAGTAAATTAATTCAATTTGAATTTTCAAATCAGCTAAATTACAACTGTCAATAAGTTGTAAATCTTTTTCTTGTAGATATTCTAATAAAATGTTTTTAAAACCAAAAGTAAGGTTTCTATTTCCCATCATCTGACCGATTTGTATCTTGTTTTCTATTGAATTCAAGCAAATCTTTTTGTTTTGTCCAAATGAAAATAGGGTAGATAGCAAAAAAATTGCTAAAACGAATAATTTTTTCATTTTTGTTAGTAACTTGGTAATCTATAAATATGACTAAACTCAACTATTTATAAAAAAATTCATTATGAATTTATTAAATGATGTAGAAAGAATTAGGTTTGTTATGGGTCTTTCTGAGGGTAAAAAAAATCCTGAAGATGCTCCCTTCATGAATGTCAATTTAAAAAAAGTTGTTGATACTTTAACTTTCTTGAAATTATATAATAAAAAAATCGAGGGGTTACTTTGGAAAATTTCAAAATTATCCGAGGATAGAATTATTGATTTTGAAATGGTGGATAGGGGTTTAAGAAAAATTCTTCTGAAAAAAGGGGATAAAAAAAAGAACATTGAAGAATATTTTAAAAATATTATTATTTCCTTGAAATTCAGGGAAAGAGGGGGTTATGGTGTCGAACCAGAAAGTGAAGATTATGAATTTGAACCCGAGGAACCATCAATTTTACCCAAAAAGATATATAAAAAAGAATTATACTACTTACAAATTGAATTGGTCAAACTACAAGAGTGGTTGAGAAAAACGGGAAAAACGGTGATAATAGTCTTCGAAGGTAGAGATTCGGCGGGTAAGGGCTCAACAATAAAAAAATTTACAGAGAATTTGAATCCGAGATATTATAACGTGATTGCTTTGGGTATACCTACACCTGATGAAAGAAAAAATTGGTGGAACAGGTATAAAGATAGAATACAACCTGGTATGATAAATTTTTTTGATAGGAGTTGGTATAACAGAGGGTTGGTTGAGCCTGTCATGGGTTATGGAACCCCTGAGGAATATGAAGATTTTATGGAAAACGTTGAGGATTTCGAAAACGATTTGGTGAAGGAGGGAGATTATCTTTTCAAATTATGGTTTTCTATAGATAAAGAAACACAGAAAAGAAGATTTCAAATGAGGCAACAATCTCCATTGAAATATTGGAAATATTCTCCAAACGATGCCCAAATGCAAGATTTGTGGGACAGGTTTACAGAATTTAAAGAAAAATTATTTGATAAAACTTCAACAATAAATCACCCTTGGGTTATTATTGATTCACAAGATAAAAGAATTTCAGGTTTGAATTCTATAAGATATGTTTTGCAAAACATACCATACGAAGGTAAAAACGAAAAGGTTTTGGAGGGTGTGTATCCGGAAGTTTTAGCTGTTTTACGACCTTAGTAATCTTTATTTATCTCCCGTATTGATATCATTATCCATATATCAAAAATTATGAAAACCAATATGTTTTCAATTTCTGATATTGGTAAATTATTTTTATAATAGTTTCGTTGGAACAACCACATGAATATTTTATAAGCGCAATAAAATCTACAGAAAAGAAATAAAAATCCCACTAAATTTTTCATAACCAAAAATAAAACTATTTATATAAAAAAACAATTTTTTATGGATGAACTCAAAAACCTAATAAAAGAAAGTTTAGAAGAATATTTGGACCGGTCTTTAGTATTGAAAGAAAATACTGAAATTTCTGATTCATTGAAATATCACATTGAAAATGGATTATCACTTACAAATAACATTTTTAGAGTTTATTCAGAGGGTTATTTTAAATTAGTGAACGAAGTCAGGAGTTTATGGGAAAATGATTTGATTGAACTAAATGAGGAAGATATTTTGATGGTAGAATCCGATTTAGGAAAAAGGGTAAAAATAAATGGTGAAATAGTCTATTTGGATGCTCCTTTTATTACTGAAGAATGGACTGAAGAGGAAATTATTGAAGAAGCCAAACATAGAGGTAAAAATGTTAAATTAAATAAACCATTCAGAACACCTGGTGGTCCTAAGAAATTTGCAGTTTACGTAAAATCCAAAGGTGGTGGTGTAAAAAAAGTTACTTTTGGAGACCCAAAATTAAAAGTTAGAAATAGAAATAAAGGTGCTGCTAAATCCTTCAGAGCAAGACACAGATGTGACCAAAAAAAGGACCGAACAACCGCTGGATATTGGTCCTGTAATGTTGGTAGATATGCAAAACAATTGGGTTTAGCTTCTAAAAATGCTTGGTGATGGATGCCGATAGAATAAAAAAACATTTACAGAATTATTTAGATTCAGTTGTCACTCAGAGGGTCAAAAATGATTTACCCGAAGGGGAAGATATCAAATTCACTGTTCATGATATTTTGAAAGGAAGTTTCAACCCCCCTATAATCCACGTTTTTATAGATACCGAACCAGAATCGTTTGTATCAAAAGGTTGGGATATTCCTACCAGCAAATACAAATCTGTAGAAAGAGATGTTGAGGATTTTTTCAAATTATTATCTATAGTTAATAAGATAAAAATACATTGGAACAAAAGACCTTTTTTCAAAAAAGGAAGGACTAGAAATGATTTTTCCATTTGAACAAAATACAACTGATTCAGGTAAAATTATTAGGACATTTCATCCTGATGTTGATACAGATGAATTGAAATGGCATCAGGATTTGAAAGACCGAAAAGTCACAATAATTGAAGATGGTGGGTGGTCATTCCAAATGGACGATGATTTGCCAAACAAATTGTATGTTGCCGAACAAATATTTATTCCCAAATTTGTTTGGCATAGAGTAATAAAAGGAAATTCTAAATTAGTTGTTGAAATTGAAGAATTTGATTGATACAGAGGAAATTGGATATTTCAAATACAAGGCCCATAATTCTTTAATTGTGGATTGCATAAAAGAATTTCCAATCACGGAGGACATAAAAGAATTTCTCAAATCCGAAAATAATTTTGACATCGAAATTGTAGATGGGGAACCAAAAAAAATTTCCGGAAAATTAGTTGTTTTAATTTAAGCGATATTTGGTGTTTCATATATCGGGATATCAGTTTGGGTTGTGATATATCCTTCTATGACATCATTGTAAGACCTGTAATCTTCAGGAAGGGGTTGTTGGTTTGGTACATCTCCTTCAGTATAAGCTCGTGCAACCCTTGGAGTCGCCTCAACGATAGGTTCATCAACACGACACTTTAATTCCAAATCATGTAAACATTCCTGATGTACCTTTTCTTGTAATTCATCGCTGCAAAAATTTTTATTTGTGTCTTTTGATTGGAATATTCTTCTTACTATTGGAAACAAATATTCATCAGCGTCCACATCTAAATAATCAACTCTCGTGTCCTCAGCATTCCAGAATGATAAATCTTTATCTGAAAGTGATTTGTAACCGGCAAATTTATAACCTGTGAATTTATTTATAAAATAAACTAATATCCCTTGGCGCCAATACCTCTCGAAGTATGCCTTATCATGTTTGTAAGTTGTACACCATCTCGTTGATGCTCCATACTTCGCAGAAGATGCAAATGTGAGAGGTCTAACAATAACCCATTTATCGTCTTCGTATTCTTTTATTACTTGACCTTCTAATTCACGATTCAATTCGTTTATGCTTGCTAAAGAAACAGACATCCTTATATCATCAAGAGAATTATAAGAAGTAACGTCTTTATTCTGTAATCTTTTATTCTCCATTAAAGAAATAAATTCTCTCAAGGTCTCGAAATGACTGTTTGGATAAAAGTCCATTAGATGTCTCAGGAAATAATTCTGATTGTCACTAAAACTTTGGGTATTGATACCAAAATTCGTGAGTAGAGTTCTAAATTCCATAGTCACTTTAGGTATTTCATCTTTTGGATATTGTTCGTTGATTCTCCATTTTTTACTAAAAATTTTACAAAACAAAGGAAAATATTTGTAGGAACTTGTAGGGTCCATAGATTTGAACACATCAAACATAGTGATATTGAGTTCTGGATATTGTTTTTTCAATTCATCAAGTCGGGACATAAATTAGTTTTTTGAAAAAATAGTGAAAATAAAAATATCTGTCAAATAAAAAAGAAGGTGAATAATTCACCTTCTTTTTGCGGAAGCGGTTGGATTCGAACCAACGGACCCGTTAAGGTCTCTAGTTTTCAAGACTAGCGCGATAGACCAACTCTGCCACACTTCCCGGTTTCAAAACAATAGAAAATTTATAGTATTTATCAATATGTACGTGAAAATTTTAAAAAAACTTTTGAAAGGTAAATCCATTCCAATCGGTACTTATATGTATAATTTTTTGGATGTAGTACCATATGATGGTGACGAAGAAACACCCAATTTCATTTTGAATATTACTACCAAAAACCCATTTCAGTCTTATTGTAGACAAAAGATGGTAGATGATATTGAGTCTATTGTGTATAATAAAATTAGATTGATGGGTGAAGAAAAAATGGCGATTGGTATTGAATTTGAATTTAACCGAATGGACCCCATGAAAGTTTTTATTTCACAAGAAAAAAGGGAAGAATTGTTAGCAAGATTGAACAAAGAAAATAATATTTTTTCTTATAGAAATTCGCGTGAACAAGAGGTAAGTTTTGAGGTTGTATATACTCCTTCAGAGCTATTTGTAAACACAGAAAAAGGTGGGGGGGAAATTTATTTTCATTTTGATATGAATTTGAGACGTTTTGATATAGACGGTGAGCCATTTCCTGTAATTGAAAAATACGGGGATGTATTATCAGAATTTTGTTCCATGATACAAGATAAAATCATGATTGATGATGAATCTTATAATTTTCGTGTTGAAATCGAAAATATTATTTATAATACTCTTGAACCTGAGATGCAAATTAACCATCTTGAGATTTACTATGTTGCCTACGTATATGTAAATGAGATAAACGGAATTCAAAGAAAAGCAGAGGTAAGCTCAAAAATTATTAATTTCCCCGAATTTGAATAGTAAGCCTATTTTTGATTTGTCTGAGTAATTCTCTTAAAATTTCTGCAACAACTAAAACTAATCCCGAACCTATAATTCTGGAGACAACTAAATCTAAATTTTTTTCGAAATCCCCAGTTTTTAAAAAATCTATAATATCCATTATTATCGGAACTAAAAAACCGTAAGAGGTAATTTCAGATACTGAACCCAAACTTATTCTCAACGAACTAATAAAGTTTACAAATGTTTTCTTTAGTTCTAACCCTTTTGATAAAGTCTGTTTGAAAGGTTCTTCAAGATTCTGATTTTTTATTTCCTCGAAAATTCTTTCAAAGTATTTTTTGTTATCATAAAACATTGCGGCAGCACAACCAATTAAAATCAAAGCGGTCTGATTATCATCGAGTGTAAAGTTTCCTGTTTTTATGAATCCGTCCAAAGGCATCACTAATCCACCCAAAGCAGCACCCCAGGTGAGTAGTAGTTTGGTGTTTAAAGAATATTTTTTTTTAACCCGTTGAACAATATTTTTTGCAAATGAATACATTATTTTCATGTATTCTGAAAATTGTTCACTATTATTTTCTAAAACTAATGTCTTGAATTGACTTTCGGTGATTAAAAAATCCATAATAATAAATATACTCGAAGTATTTATTATGGTATGAAAGGTATAACAAACGCTCCTTTATCTGTTGGTGATAGAATAATGTGTCTATATATGGAAGGTGAAACCTCTGTAACACCTGGTACCTATGGAGAGGTGACTAAAATAACTAGAGACCCTTTTGAGCCTGATTCCGAAATTATTTCTGTGAAATGGGACAATGGGTCTTCATTATCACTACTTACACAAACTGATGCTTGGAAAAAAATTGTTGACAATCAAATCACTGAACAAAAAAATACTATTGAATCCTTCAAAAGAAACAAAGAAATATTCAAACATTTTGATTGGAGATTTTTCAGAGAGTTTTTGGTTAAAATGAGAGATTCTGGAATCGTAAATATGTTTGGTGCTGCTCCTTTAATTTATGCTGGTAAAAACCATATTGATAGATATTATGGAGAAGGTAGGGAAGATGACGAGAAATTTCAAGAATTTTTAGAAGATGCAGAAAAGGCTAGAAATATTTTTGTGTCAAACTTGGTATCATATATGAAATCAAAAAATATGGATGTGGATGATATGGATTCTGTAAATTCACGAGCTCGAGAAATAAGTAAAAAACTTTTAGATATATATATTTCTTTTAGTTAGATAAAGGTGCTTTGATTGGAGGATGTGATTGATAATTTAAAATTTCAATCTTATTTAAATCTATTTTGTCCCAAAGTATTTTATATCCCTCTTGATACTCATATTCAAAATTTAACAAAACTTCAGGTAAAGGGTAAGGTTCTCTCGTCGATTTTGGTGTTGGAGTCCAATAGGGGTTATCAAAATCTACTTTCTCATTTTCATTATATTCAAAACCGGTTTCGTAGTTGTTTGCAAACCAAGTGTGATATCTTTCTTCATAACTCAGTTCACGACCAATTTGTTGTTTTGCTTGTTCGATATGATTTGAATATAGGTGTACGTCGCCAAGGTTTCCTATTAGTTGGTCAGGTACCATATTGACCTCTTTCGCAAGAAATGTGAGAAGTAAACCATATGAAGCTATATTGAAAGGTAAACCAAGGAATGTATCGACAGAGCGTTGATTCCACATCAGAGAAATTGCTCTAGTTGGAATTTCACAATCATTCATTATTTTAATGTTCAAATCTTTTATATATGAATTTGTTTCAGTTCTAAAATTCTTAGTATTGGGTTTAAATATATCGCATCTTTCTTCATAACTCAGCTCTCTAGTATAAACTTGAAATCCATAATGACAAGGTGGAAGAACCATTCGGTTTAATTCACCTACATTCCAAGCATTAACCATTAATCGTCTTGAGTCTGGATTTGTTTTAAGGTCGTTGATTAGGTTTGCGATTTGGTCTATTGAATTATTTTGGTATGTTACTTTAACATCATATTTACTATAATCGCCACCATCATGAATTAAGTCCATAACTTTAACTTTGTCAGAACTTTTTACATTTTCTAAATCATAATTTATTACGTTTTTTTTACCCCAACTTCTCCATTGCTTTCCATACAGGGGACCGAGTTCACCCCACTTCTTAGCAAACTCATCATCTGTTTTTATTTCATTAATGAATTCTTCTTTAGTATAACCGTTATTTCCTTTATTTTTTCTAGCTTCTTCTCGTTCCTTTCCCGGTTCAACCCAATTTTCAATGTAGTCATCGCTATTCATTACAGTGTGATATCTCTTATACGCATCACCATTCCAAATATGACAGTCATTATCAACAAGATATTTGATATTGGTATCCCCTTTTAAAAACCATAGTAATTCAATTACAATAGATTTCCATGCCATCTTCTTAGTGGTAAGAAGCGGGAATCCCTCTTTCATGTTATGTCTAATGGTGTAACCAAAGATAGATTTTGTACCAGTACCGGTCCTATCGGTCTTTTCTACACCATAATCAATAATATCTTGTAAAAGTCTTTGATATTGTTTGTCTAAATTGTTCATTTACGTACGTTTAAACCTGCATGTAGTTTAGCGTTACTCAAAGCTAATTTCAATGCGTCCAATTTACTCATTAGGGGATTCAGCTCCATGAGTTTTTCAACCGTGCAAAGAACGTTCTCTTTGATTTTTAATTCTTCAGCCTCTTTGATGAGATTTTTAACTAACTCTTCGTTTTTCATAATAATCAATCTAAATTATTTTTCAATTAGCATGATAGTGTTTTGAATCGGAAATCTAGCAACCGGTAATCTTTCTTCGTTCGAAGTTTCTCTCATAACTTCATAGAAACCCTCTTCTCTAATTTTTACGGTTGGAACATTTGAATAAGAAAAAAGTATTTTGGTATTCTCAGTTACTTGAACTGTTTTGGTTGTGGTGTTAAAAAGTAGTATGTGCATTTTGATTTTTTTTAAAAGTGAAAACAAGTGATTTATAAATAAGGCTACAAGCAATTACCAAGTTACTAACAGAAATTTAAATCCCACTTGTTTTCAAAACAAAATTACAACAATTTTTATTTGATGTCAAATCAAAAAAAGATATTTTCAAAGATATTTATAAAGAAAAAATTATGAATCCTTGGTTTCTACAACAAGTTTCTTCGGAAGAGAAAGAAAATATTTTATCAAAACATAAAGAACTTTATAATGGTTACCAAACAATGCAACCGAAAGTTTCCAACGAACAACCTCTTTATGTTCAAGATTTTGCAAAAGATAAACTTGGTGCCACTTTAACTAACGATGGTAAATTAGTTGGGTATACCAATAAAATTTATGAACAAGTTGACCGAAATATAACAGAGGAAAAGGGTATGTGTTCAGAATGTGGTTCAGAAATGAGAGAGGGAGAGTGTTCAGAATGTGGATGGAAAGGAGAAATGGAAGAAGAAACTGAAACCAAAACTAGAAAAAAAACAAGATTTGAAAAATGGATGGAAAAAGATGAGGATACAAAACTTGAGAAGGCTCTGAAAAAATTCGGAGATTTTTTAATAGATTTAGAAGATGAAATTGACGGTATAAAAAATGAAAAAGACAAAGAAAAAACTAATGAGGGAATTTTAGATATTCCAGCGGTGAAAAAAATTTTGAAAAGAAGAGAAGTTAAGGATAGACGCCCATATGAACCAGAAGCTATCGAAAAAATTATCAAACTTATTCAGGACTCTAAAACTGAAGAACATTTGAACACAAGTATGAGAATGTATAGGTCTTTAGAGGAAATGAACCCTGAAATGAATCCCGCATATAAAATGAGGGTTTTGAACGCTTATAAAAGAAAGGCCGATGAGTTGGGTTTTTATTTAAATAAAATGGCTTTATACGAAAGAGGTGGAAAATTAGATGACATATATAATGTTAAAGATTTGGATTTGAAAGGTGAATTTGATTACGTTGAAGGAGGTGACAACTACGACAATAGTTTTGAAAAAGACCACCACATGAAAAAAATAATGAGTAAAGAAAGTGCTACTTCTAATACACCACTTTCTATGGGAAAACATTATAACGAAATAGAACCGGCTTATGATTTCAAATCTGACGGGCCCGTGGGTGACGGAGGAACGTTGAGACAAAAACCAATTTCAAGTATAAAATCAGCGGCTATAGGTTTGAGAGAAGGTGGTTTTACAGGTGGAGGAAATGCACCTGATATGGATTTAAGTAATGTAGACCCCGCTTTTAATTTTGATTCTGATGGCCCAATCGAAGACACGTTCACTATCCCCGCTGATGATATGGATTTGGATGATAAAGATGTTAAAAAACCTTATGAGTTTGTGTCGGGAGGTGGAAATGAAAATGGTGGTGACGTTTACCCTGTTTATGAAGAAATGTCATCTGCGTGGGAAGAAGAATTGGAGGAGGTTGACATTTCAGGTGCACAAGCATCACAAACCTCAGCAAAAAAACCTTATGCTTTTGTGAGTACGGGGCCAGGAAAAGCGGGACCGTATCAAACACATAGTTGGGGTGGTGAAGAGCTCGGTGGATATGAGGGAGAAAATGAAGATGTATATTGGGATTTGGAACCAAATGAATTAAATCCTGACAAAATAGATAGAAATGCTTCATGGGAAGATATAACATCTATGACAGGTGACGATGAATTTTCTAACATGAGTGAGGATGTTGTTGAAAGTATTGTGATTCAAAAAAATAAGATAAACGAAATGATGGAACGAATGAAAAAGTTTAATTGATAAAAAAACCCCTCTTATGAGGGGTTTTTTAATAAATCATAAATTCGATTATTTTTTATGTCAAGCCAAGTAAGTTCGGTAAACTCATCAAGGTGAAAAATTTCATCATATATATAAAATTCAAAGATATCTTGATTTAGACAATTTAATTTTGATAAAACGTTTTTTATTTCATTTAATCCAAATTCTAATTCAAATTTTTCAGAGTTGTAAAATTTTTTTTCAGGTATGAAAATATTAAAATTGGTCAAATAATCTGTTACAATTATTTTGTGTGGATAATCATAGGATTTTGTAAAATTGAAATTTAAAATATTAGTGAATTCAGAAAATTTAGAAACATCAACAAGATTCTGATTGAAATTCAATATTATTATATTTCTTTTCGGTTCGATAGATTCAAAAAAAGGTTTTTCAATGATATCTATATTTTGTGGTAATGGTCCTTCGTAGTTTTTAAAAAAGGGTAAATTATCATCCCAATATCTCAAGTTTTTTTTGAAATTACTCACCTCATCCGAAGTTATTTCTTTTTTTTCAATCAAGTTAGTTTTTTTGATTATTGATTCCACACTACCAAACTTCGAAAAATGAAACCCACCCTCGACTATTCTGTAATAAATTGAATGAATAATATTTTTGTTAAAATAAAGACTGTCTATAATATTATTCTCTCTCAGGAATTGTGAAAAAGTAAAACAAAAAGTTCCCAAATGGTTTTCTGTGTTGACATATTCTGTGGAACAAACAAAATTTTTCTGTAAGAAAGCAATTGGTTCGAAACTCAAAATTTTATCCAAATCATTTATGCTAAATTTTGGGGGTAATTCATCAACCTCAGAAAAAAGTATGTAATCTTCATAATCCAACTTCATACTTTTTAGCTGATTTAAAATGACTGACTGAATTTTTGATATTTGAAATTTGATATCTGAATCTTCTTGATAAGAATCAAGGTCACATTTCAAATAAATAATTTTATCTAACCAATTTTGAAAAAAAATTTCTTTTGTTTCATAGTTAAAATCTTTTTTTTCTCCGTTGAAATCGCGATTGGTTTCAACCACAATAAAATTGTCAACAAAATCATATAACTCAGTAAACCTGAATTTTAGCATTTCTATCTCATCATAGATAAAACAACAGTCGATTATTGATTTTTTTTTCAATATAAAAAAAATTAGATTGAATTTATTGATAAAAACATGTATTTTTAATATACAAAAATTTTTAAAAATGTCATCAAACTATTTTTTAGCGGACCAAAGAAATAATACAAATCATTTGAATTATTATTACTTTACGGAAGGATTTACACCCGAGGAAATCATCAAAATAAGAGAAATTGGAGATAATTCTCCAAAAGAAAAGGGTACAACAGTATCTGATGACAAAAATATAGTAAACGATTACAGAATCAGCGATATATCTTGGCTTGGAGACAATTCAGAAACAGGCTGGATTTATAAGAAAATTTCTGATTTGGCCAAAATTGCAAATAAAGAGATGTGGAATTTTGACATTTGGGGTTATCATGATAGCTTACAGTATACCATTTACTACGGTGATGGTGGCCATTATGACTGGCATGCGGATTTGGGACCTGGTATTTCTAACAGAAAATTATCCGTAGTACTCCAATTGTCAGACCCAAGTGAATATGAAGGAGGTGAATTGGAAATGAATCCTGGTGGAAATTTATTGACAGTTCCAAAAAAATTGGGATTGATATGTTTTTTCCCTTCATTCCTTTTACATAGAGTAAAACCTTTAACCTCAGGAACAAGACGTTCGTTGGTTACGTGGCTATGTGGAGCAAATTTCCGATAAAATGGTACGAGAAAAGGTAACAGTAAAAGACTTCCCTTCAATTGCTAAGGAATATCAACACTATGTTTGGCATTTTGTACAAAAAGAACAAAATAAAACAAGGTTGACGTATTTTTCTTATTTTGATAAAAAAAATAAATCGGGATTTGAAAATCCTTTGATACCTTTTATTGATAAATTAGATTTACCCTACTTCGAATCTTATGCTGAAGAAAGTATTGATTTCCTCATGGATACGAACATCCACGGGAACATGCTTTTCAAGCCCACCTTCGACCCAATCGAATTTGTTTATCGTAGACAATTTTATACTCCAATTTTCGCTTCATTCTATCACTATAACCGAGTTAGTTGTACTCTCAATTATTGTTATTGCCCTGAAGGATTCGTTCAGGTTATTGGTGACTTAGATTTTAAATATGTTTTGGATTTGGAATCGAAATTGGACTAACGTTCAGTATTGAAAAAAAAGACCTGAAATAATCTACCATCATACATATCTTTACCAAAATAATCCAAAGAAACGTGATAGTTATCTGCTCTGTACATAACACATCTATTGAAAACATTTCCTATTCTATCTACCATTTCCCATTTTGTATAATCTTGGCAATCTGAACCTGGAGGTGCGGCTTCTTTGTAACCAGGTTCGTTTTCTCTTTTGTAGTCGAAATGTTGCCAACCAGTGGCTTTATGTCTAAAAATTCCTGTACCTGAACTAAGTGGGGCATCTGGTGTCAAATATATAAGTGCTGCCCAATCGGTTGTGGAGTCTGCATGAATCCAAGAACGGTCTGCAGCAACTGTATATTGGAACGAGCCGGTGTATTCACCACCCCACCATACAATGTCTCCTGCGAATGGGGAAAGAATCTCTCTGAACTTATTTTTCAAAGGTTCGTTCAGGAAAGAAACTGTCCTTTGACCTGGATAGTTACCTCTAACTTTGAATTCTTGTTTTAAAGCAAAATCTCGTACTTCGGTAGGGTTTTCATAGAAATTATCTATAGTTAGTGAATTAAATCTCATTTGATAAACTTTGTTTTATAAAATATAAGAATATGTAGACGAAAAAAAATATTATTTTTTTCTCTAAGATACGTTTTTTACTTTGTTTTAGAATATTTGTATATAAATTACTTGGTATATGGAAATCAAAGAGATAGTATCCTATTTTTTAAATAGTGATGCAAACATTTTGGAGGTATCTTTTAGAACAATAGAAGATAATGATGATGTTCTTAGAACTGACAATATTGACTATACATTTGTTCAAGATTATGGATTTGATTTGGTTACTGAATCGTTTGATTTCTTTGATGATGAATTTGAGGAATCTGAGGATGGAGAGTTTGATAAAATAGAGTTAGATGAAGATGAACTAATTATTTTCTTGAACGAATATTATACAATAAATCCACAAGATTTACCTAAAGCCGATTTTTATTGAATGTGAAGGTAGTTTAATTACCAAAAAAAGCGAAAATTCATAGTATTTATCATAATGAACTTGGACGTAGAAAATCTGATTAAATTTTTTGAGAAAAATACTACAAATTCTTCCAAAATGGAGATGGGAGAACAAGATGCTGCCGGTGGTGGAACAGGTGGTAAGGGTAATAATCCTTCTAAATGGGCCGATACTGTTGGAGGACCGAGAAGAGGTGTCGCAAATAGTCTACCGAAAAAAGGACAATTTTGGGCTCAAATCCATGGTGGACCTGCCAGAGGGGTTGCAAATAAATTGGGAACCGCATGAAAAAAAATAAAAATTTTACACCAAAGGAAAGTTTGGAATCAATTTTATTGAAAATGAAATATGATTCCAAAAAAACTTTGACTGAGAATAAACAATCTATTACCGAACAAATGGGGGGTGTATGGGCTGGCACTCCAGGAGCACCTGCGAATCCTCCAACAGAAGCCCCCGAAGAATATAACCCAGAAGAATATCCAAACTACTGCAAATATCCCAATATGGCTGTTAAAGTTGACGAAGGGGAAGCTACAGGTTATCAAGGATATTGTAGATATGCAAGACCAGAACAAAATGTTTCATCCTCAGAAAAAGTTGGAATTTGGATTCCTCAGAATGCAACGATAAGCTTTACTAATCCTACAGATTGGAAAGCAACGGCCGATTACTTAGCAAAAAAATTTCCATTAAGTCCAACCGCAACCGAACAAGAAAAAAATGCTTATAGAGACCTATTATTTAATAATATGAGGGATATATTGCCTGTTGATACTGTTTTTAAATTTCAACTGTCAAATGATTCTGAAGAATATAAATGTATTATAACCCAACAAAAAGATAAAACTTGGCATTTCACAGGTTATTATCTTGGTGGTATAAAAGGTAGTGGTCCTTGGTATGAAGAACCCACTGATTCTCGAAACGCTTATCAAAAATTTGCGGATAATTTTTCTTGGTGGAAACAAATACTTGCGTTTGTGGGTCTTGCAATTTTGACAAGGGGGTTATCAGCTAGGTATGGCCTTTCAGCCGCTCAAGCGTGGATTATGGAGAGTTTATTTAGTGTGGTTGGAATTGGTGGTGTAGTTGGAGTTCGAGAATTTCAAAAAGGTAATAATGTTTCAGGGGTTTTAACTTTTCTTCTGTCTGGTATTCCACTTCTTAGAGGTAGTACCGCATTCAGAGGAGTTAAACCCGAAGTTTTCAATTCTTTAGCTGATGACCTAAGTAAAGTTACTTTGGAAACTTCAGACGATGTCATGAAATTTTATAAAGAATTAGCAGAAAGTGGTCCTTTGGGATTAGAAAAACAAAGATTGTTTACACAAATATTCAATGGTGGAGATGATTTGACAAAAGAATTGATTGAAAAAACTATAAAAGAATTTGTTGAAAACCCTAAGGCTCTTGTGAATTTAGCAGCTAAAACTGTTGGTCAAACTCCTGAACAATTTTGGAGAATTTCATTTCTGAAAAGTGTGATGGCTAAAGAACTTGGATGGGCCGGTTTTATCGCTGTACTTGGTTTGGGAGTTGAAGTTTTTTTAGGTAGACAACTCAACGACGAGGAGAAAATGGTTTTAGCGAGTGTATATCGTACAATTCCAGAGTCTCACAAAAAAGAATTTGAATATAATCTTGCAAACCATCCAGAAAAAGTTCCAGAGGTTGTAGAAAGGTTCAAAACCCAATTACCAGAAAAAGGGAAACACTTCGACTCAACTATTTCAAAAGTCGTCAATACCCACATGAAAGATATTATTGGTCCTGAGGAATACATAGAGTTTCAAGAGGACCCTGAAAAAGGAGATACTTTGGAAACTGAAATAGCTGACACACCAAAAAATATCAAAAAATATACGGATTTGGGTTATAAACAATATAAAGACTTCAATGAAGATGAAGAGATTAGTAATGAAACAATATTTATTGGTACAAAACTTTTCATAAAACCTAAGAAAAAATAATGAGGCAATGAAAAATTCATATAGAAAACAAAATATCTTAAATGAGGATATAAATAGGATGAGAGAGATAATGGGTTTGTTCCCTTTGAATGAACAAATGCAAAACCTTTTTGCCCCAATTTTCAAAAGTTTGAGAGGTACAGTAAGAAAAATTTTGAACCCTAGTATTGAAGAAATTATCACTCAAAATGGTGTTAGAACCAACGTTTTCAAAATTGCAGGGAGAAGTGTACCTGAAGATGTTTACAACATGTATTATAAATTATTGAATGCTGAAGGTGATGAATTCATGCGAGCATATCAACAATTTACAAATAAAATAGGTAATGAAACTGAAGAAATGTTTAGAGGTAGAATTAGAAGTTTATTACAGACATTAGGTGATGACTACGCAAATGAATTTTATAATGAATTTATGAAAAGTTGGTTCAAACAGACCTCAGATTTATTCCCAGACGCATTGAAGTCTGAAAAAGCATTTTATAGATGGATGTCCAACGCTAGAAAAAAAGCCTTTAGTGAGGGTAGAGAGTGGAATTTGTCAGATTGGTTACGTGGTGTTGGGCTAGTTGATGACACTTTCGATTTAGAAACTTTGCTTCCAACATTTGAAAAAAGATTAAAAGAATTTGATGAGAACCCTCTGAATTTTAAAACTCGTGTAGTTAAAAAAGCTCCTGGTAAAGTAATTCCGTTGAGTGAACCCCGTATAAATTATTTGAAAAGATTTTTGGGAAAGAGAAATACCCTTTTCACAAGTATTTTCAAAAGTTGGGGAAAAACATTACAAGATTATGAATCTACGGTTTTGGGATATATGGAGGCATATGCTGACGATGTTATTAGGGCTTCTAAATTACCTGCGGAAGCTCAGAAAGAAACATTGGACACTTTAAGTGCTGCTTATGCTCAACAAGTTTCTATAATTTTAAGAAAGGCTAAGTTAAAATTTGGTGACGACGCAATACAAATTTTGGAAGATTCAGGTTTACCTGATGATATAGTTGCACATTTCAGAAATAATCAAGATGATTTTTTCAAATATTTCAATGAATGTTTTGCATCGGCAAAGAGTTCAGTACGTACCAATATTTGGGAATCTGTGGTAAGTGCTGGTAGAAATTTTATAAAAACTATTTCTAAATTCTTATTGGATTTCTTTACCCTAAAATGGAAAACAATTGTGAAAGACTTGTTAAATCCTGAAACGAATATTGGGACTTGGTTTTGGACACAATCGTGGTCTGGCTTTGATACGTTATATCAAATTGCGGCAAAAAATAAATTACTTTCCAAAAATCCAAGATTTTGGTCGGCTTTAGGTGAAGGTGTAGTTTGGACTTCAGTTGCATCGGCAGCAGGTTTTATACTGAGCGTAGGAGGGGAAATTTTCAAAGAATTTGTAATCAAACCAATCGGTAAAATTATAACAGAAGTTTGTGAAATGATTTCTGTTTGGGTACCCAGTCTAATGTATAAAGTAAACCCCGACACGGGTGTAGCTGAAGAGGGATGGTGTCCTTATCTTGCTGAGCAGTCAGAAATGGAAAGAGAAGGTTGGTCTGCTATAACAATGGCCATACCCGATGGGTTTGCCGATGCTTTAAGAAAATCTATTGTAAGTAAGGGGTATGCGGGAATCATAGCAACCGCGTTACCAGTAGTAGCACAAGCTTGGGGATTTGTTGCAAACTTACCTTATACCATCGGTGCATTTAGACCTGACATAAAACCAATAATTGGTAAATCCGAAGAAAAACAAAAGGAATTGAAAAAAGTCACCGAGGAAGAATCAAATGGTGAAGTAAATGCTGATAATATTAAACTACCTGATGCAGATAGTGTTGCATTAGAATTAGAACAACAATAATGAAAAATCTTTCTGAACAAATAGATATACCACCAGTAAATTGGGTAGATATTTTCCAAAATTTCGAAGAGGAGTTGCGTAAACTTACTGGAGAGGATTTGAATAAAAATGAGGAAAGAGTTCGAACACTTTACAATGATATATTGGATTATAACAAAGAAAATCCAACCGATAAAATCCAATTTCCACTGCGAGGGACTACTACTGATTTTTTACAAAGTTTAGAATACTTCAGAAAACTCTTTTTTAAAAAAGAGTACATAAAATATGTTTGGGAAACTATTATGGAAAGGAGGTTGAAAGATGGTGAAAGAAATAGAAAAAACCTTATCCTTATAACGAACGACAAAAGAAAATTTTCGAGAAATTATGCTTTGAAAAGAAAACCTAAATTGGAACCTTATGCGGGAGATTATCAAGATGATGAAACCTTTGAAGTTTACAATATAGATGCCGAAAATGACAACTTATACTATAAACTAATTGTAGGAAGAGTACTTCTAATTCAAAATGGCGATAACTTCAAGTCGAGAGATGAAAAGTATGATTTAGATTTTATCAAAGATGCTGATGGAAAAGTAATCAAAGGTAGATTCAGAATTATGAATAATAATAATATTCAGGTTGAGCGTAATGTTACAAAAATTTCTGATGACCAAGATGGTGGAGGAGGTGGAGGTGCAAAAGAAAAAATTAAAGATGATGTTTGGAAGTGTATAAATGTTTTTTTGAATGACAATGGTTATGTTTTACTATCTTATAAATTGAATAAACCTCAGACATGGGTTGCAATTAGTGAAAGAGTAAACGGAGAAAAAACCGAATATGCTTTTGATGAGGATTACACCGCTTATCACAGGACAAGAGAAGGTGAAAAAATAATTAAAAAAGGAAAATGGGAGTGTGCAGACGACAATACTTCTTTTATCATAAAATGGGATAATGGAAAAGTTTATGACCCTAAAGAGGCTTTGGGAGGTAATGAAGAAAGCGAAGACGACGACGGTAATGGTCAAGAAGATACAAAGAAAAAAACTCAAAAACAACCTGATATAAAATCATGCAAGGCATATTCAAATGCCCCAACCGAAAAAGAGGTTCTTTCAGGTCAAAAAAAGATAACCAAGTGCATGTCAGGTCCTATCGTAAGTAAAATTCAAGAAATGCCAGTTTTCCAATCATATTTGTTTGATGTACTTAGGGGTAATGGTGAATCCGAAACAACAGATGATAAGTTTGGGCCATATATGGAAAAGGCGGTGAAAATTTATCAAAGTACAAATGGTTTATACACCTTGAACAGACCTGGAAGTGGTGTTATAGACAAAAAAACCTATCAATTACTTTTATCCCAAAACGAAAAAAGGCCAGGACCTGGACCCGAACCACCGAAACCTCCCACACCAACTCCATCACCCGTTGTGCAACAACAAACACCAAAACCAGAATTTTCGAATCAAAAAACAAAATTTTAATTATGAAATATAAAAGAATATTAAAAGAACAAGCTACAGATAAACAAACTAAAACAACAAATCTGACCAAAGCAATTGAGTTGGGTTGTTTTGATAGTTTGGATTTAACAATAAATCCTGAAACACCACAAGAAAAAGATGGTAATGTGGTTCTATTTGCTAAGGGTAATGAATCAAAGGCGGATTGGCAAATAACATTTGAACCCGATGTCAACAATAAAGACAGCCGAGGATTACAACAATTAGGAAAAATAATCAAAACCCTAAATCCTCAAGAATTTCACATATGGACTTGTAGACCGTTGCAAGCCGAATTATCAAAATCCACAAAACCACCTGTACCAAATCAAACAAATGATAAAAATACAAATCAAAATAACCAAAACACAGACGGTGAAGAGTCAATTGACCCAACTCTTAAAGATGCCTTGAATGCGGCCAAGAATAGTCCATTACAAGAAATAAAGACTAAAGACTGTATAGCAGCAATCAAGTTATTCTTTCAGTATTCAAAAAACGCTCCAGGACCTGATTTAGGTCAATTTCACGATGTTGTTAAAAATAGTGTGTCCAAATGTGCAAGACAGGAAAACATGAAAAAACTCAATAGGAAAACTAAACAGGAAATAAATACAATGTTACAAACACTTGCAAACTATGCTCAAAGAGATAAAGATAAGGGAAAATATAAGATTGTAAATTTACCTCTAATTGAAAACAAAAATTTGAATTCACTCGTGAAAGAAGTTTTGGTGGAAACAAAAAGACTAAAGGAAAACAAAGTGATTCTTGGTAAAATATGTGAAAGTAGATTGAAAATTGTAATAGAAAATTTGTCTGAGTTTGAAACTATGAATAGAGTTAAAAAGGTCAGATTTGGTTTCAGATTTCTAAAAGAATCCTCCGAATTATTAGAGCTTGGTTTGATAAAAGAAAATCTAACTGATATTTTTCAGAATTTATATGGGAAAAGTATGGAAGGCATGATTGGTGCGATATCTGAACCTCTGATTATCTCACTACTAACCAAAATTGGCCTCGATGAAGATTTGAAAAATAAAGTTTTGACAAATATTCAAACTAAAGGAACACTAATCATACCCGCTATGGGAAATTGTGAATCTTTAACAAATTTTATTTCAACTTCAATATCAGAGGAACTTACAAAAAAAATGAATTCAGAAAATATAATTCAGAGTGATGTTGTGAACACAAGTTTATTGGACACATTGAAAAATCCAGCTTTTTTAGAAAATTTGAATTCAAAATTGGAGGACTCCGTGTGTGAAATGTACAATAAATTCACAGAAAACGCAAAGAACTTGGTTGTTAGAATGTCTGCGCTCTAATAATCAATATAAATGGTAGGAAAACTAAAAAGGGGGTGTTCCAAGTCAAAAAAAAGAAGGGTTTAACCCTTCTTTTTTGTTTTAACTACCTCATCAATAATACCATATTCAACCGCTTCTTCTGCAGAAAGCCAAAAATCGCGTTGAGCATCTTCAGTAACTTGAATTGCAGTTTTACCACAAAAGTCTGCTAAAAGTTCGAATAAAATTTTATTGGTTTTTTCCCATTCTATGAAGTTGATTCTAGCATCTTGAATATTACCACCAGCACCCCCTGAGGTTTGATGTAACATTGTTTTTGAAAACCGTAGGGAGGCTCTTTTTCCCTTAGTACCAGCACCTAACAATACGGAACCCATAGAAGCGGCCATTCCAGTATTGACTGTCCTAATATCACAAGAGATATATTGCATGACATCAACCATTGATAAACCACTTTTGACAGAACCTCCAGGTGAATCTATGTGCATGGTGATATCTGTCTTATCTGAATTATCCAAGAACATAAGTTGAGCTTGAACTATAGTTGACATTCTGTCATCAACCGGACCAGCAACCCAAATAATTCTATCTCTCATCAATCTAGAAAAGATATCAATTTGTGTTGCCCTCATTTCTCTTTCTTCAAGGATGTAAGGGGTCATTGAAGATTTAATTTGTTCACCAAAATAATGCAAGTCCAAAGAACCTTTACCAAGGTGTTTTGTGTAATAGTTTGAAAACTCATTTTCCAAGTACATATGTATTAAATTTGTAACAAAAATAATAAAAAAAAGTCACAGACCCAAAATATCATCAGCAATTTGCTGACTTGAAAGATTTTTCCATAATCTTGGATGTTGATAAGACCAAAATGTTTTCCAATTTCCATACCAGATTACTCCTTCCATTCTGTGGTCTAAAGTTCTGAAGTCAGTTGAGGTTTTAGGAAATCTACCTATGTTATAAGTTTTGTAAAAATCTATTCCATAAGTTGAATAATAATCTCCGAACATTTTATTGATTTCATCAAACTTGGAATTCAAAACTACCTTACATCCATGTATTTTTTGATAAACCTTTACTCTTTCAGTCCACAAAAATGCTTCATCTTTGTCTTCTGTCACTAAATTGAATAAAACGTGTTTACCGTAATCATTAAATCTGTGAACAAATATTTTAGACATTCCGTAATCTGGTACATATTTGTAAATTTGTACTTCAAAATCATAGTAAAATTCTATTGGACAAGTGAAATCTACCCTCCATCTTGGATAAGAACCAGAAGATATTTTATAACCTTCTACATATAAAGATTGGTCCTCATTCTTTTTATACTCTCTCAACTCAACGTAATATAATTTGTCAGGACCAGCAACCCTTACATGGACACTTGGATTTGTGTTGAAAACTATTTGTTCATTATTCAGAGTAATATACATAATCTTCTAATATGAGTTCATCTATTATTTTTTTTTGTAAAGAATCAAAGGCATGACGAGGATGTTCAACAATCGGCTCGTTGTGAGAATTGAATGATGTGTTTAAAAGAACAGGAATACCTGTTATCAAATAAAATTCATTCAAGATTTCCCAAAACTTTGGATTTGACTCTTTTACCACAATTTGAGGTCTTGCTGTTTTGTCCGATTTTTGGATTACTGCTGGAATTTTGTCAATCCATTCCTCTTTTGTTGAATAACACATAGTCATGAATTCTGCGGTATACTTTGATTTTGAACAGGTGAAAATTTCATCAAAATGTTCAGACATAACAATTGGTGCAAAGGGCATTGTATCATATCTTTTAAGTCTTCCGTTTAGAATTTTATGGGTTTCTTTGTCCGTAGGTTTCACTAAGATACTTCTCGCACCCAAAGCTCTAGGACCTAATTCAGAACCTCCATTAAACCATCCGACTATTTTACCATCGGCAATTTTTTTTGCCATCTCTTTTACATCATATTCTTTTCTTTTGAAATTATAATAAGTTGATGACCTTTGAATTTTTTCTTCAGAGTATTTTGAACCAAAAAAAACATTTTTTAGACGTCTCGGTTTGGACCACTCACCAATCTCTACAGCCTTATATATTGCAGCACCTAATGCTAATCCCTCATCACCCATAGGTGGTAAAATATAAACCTCATCAACCCAAGGTAATTCGTTTATGTGTTGATTCAGTTTCACATTTGCAAAAAGGCCACCAGCAAAACAAAGTTTTGTATATTCAGGATATAAGTTATGTAAATCATTTATGAATCTCAACATCAAGTCATTTGTCAATTTTTGAAGATTGAAACAAAAAATTTCTTTGTTCATTTGACTTTCAAAAAAGCCATCTTCAAACATCATGTCACAAACAAATTGTGTTTTTGACGCGGTTCCTGAAGGAAAAAATCTTAAATTTTCATAATTCACCAATGAATTCAAAATTTTATAAATTTTTTCATCGTAAAACCCATCAGGGGCCATTCCCATAAGTTTTCCCTCATCTTTACACATTTTCCATTTCCCTTCGTTGTATTCATCGTAACCTCTCATGCTAGATGTGCTGAAACCCCATAAATGAGATAAACTACCAAAACCTGCGTATGGTATATTTTTTATTAAAGTCATTTTTCCATCTTCACATAAAAAAATTTTCATTACAGATTCTTGACCACCCCCGTCGTAAGTTATTGTAATTGCTTTACCTTCGAGTCCACTTGTAAAATAAGCACCGTAGGCATGAGCGGTGTGATGACTTACTCTTTCGTAAGGTTGTCCTTTGGAAATTTTTCTCAAAAATTCATCAGGTACAGGTTGAGCTATTACTCTGTAATCGGCTTCATGAAATTTGATTTTTGTTTCTATTTCAGCTCTATTCAAACAAAGTTCAGCTTGAATGTCAAAATTATCACCAGCCTTTATTCTGGTCAAACGTTCTTCCTCTAAAGAAAAAATTATTTCTCCATCTTCTAAGTAAGCTATACACGGGCTATGCGAGCCGGTGAACATACCGTAAATTCTACTCATTTTAGTTTTTCCAAATTAAAAAATTATTCAGTACCAAATAATTTAAATTACAATTTATAAAAGTTTTTATTGCGTCATTTGGAGTTTCCACAATTGGTTCACTCGGTCCGTTAAAACTTGTGTTTAAAAGTACAGGAACCTGAGTTTTTTCATAAAAACTTTTAATAAGGGTATAAAATTTATAATTATTTTTTTCCGTAACGGACTGAATTCTTGCTGAATTATCTACATGGACAACTGAGGGTATTTTTTCTCTCCAAGATTCCTTCACAGTTGTTGTCACTAACATATGTGGAGATAAATAATCCATATCAAATATTTCACTTTGATACTCGTAGAGAACTGCTGGAGCGAAAGGACGATACCACTCTCTTCCTTTAATGTCGGCATTTATGTGGCCACACATCCATTTTGTAATTGGTGATGCAATAATTGACCTGTTACCCAAGGCTCTGGGACCTATTTCAGAACCATCTTGAAACCATCCAATGACTCTATTTTGTGTCAACCAATAAGTAACTTGTTCAACCAACTCATTGAAATCTTTATATTCTTTAAAATCTAACTCAGGGTATTCATTTAAAGCGGATATAATTTCATTTTTGTGGTATGGTCTTCCGAAATAAGGTGAAATTTTTGTTGTATTTTTTATTTCAGTCATTTTTTGATATGCGTACCAAGCACACCCGAGGGGAATACCGCTATCATCGGCAGGAGGTAAGAAAAAACAATTTTCATACAAACCTGATTTCAAAATAAGCTCATTTGAATTACAATTTAGAAAAGACCCTCCGGCCACACAAATGTTATTGGAATTGGTCATATTTTTAGCCATTTTAGCTAAAATCAAAGAAGCTCTTTCTTGTTCCCTTTGATAAATTCCGGCAGCAACTGACCGAGAAAAGAAATCAGATGACCATTTAACTTTTGGGTAAATACTGTTATTGAGAATAGATAATTCTCCATCAATCTCTTTAACAAAATCTGGTGCTTCTGAAACTAATTTTGGGTCCCCATAAGAAGCTAATCCCATTAGTTTACCGGCACTCCAAGTATGGTTCGAAGGTTCATACACAAGTTGTAATGTACCTTCAGAATACATGGTACCTAAAGATGTTTCTTCATTTGTGTTCCATGGAACAGGAAACTTCACCCATCTTTTATAATGTTCTTCGTAAGAATCCTTTTTTAGATGTAAAATTGAAATTCCCTCGGCCCAATCAAAATCAGGATTTAAATCCCATTTTTTAGGGTCATACCACTCATGAGTTTTATTTTTATAAGTGATTATACTACCTGAGGCATCGGCCACAACAACAGCTGCTTCATCATATCCCGAACTGAAAAAACTTGAGTATGCGTGTGCTAAATGATGAGGAATGAATTGAATTTTTTCTCTACTCACATGTGAGAATTTTGAAAAAAATTGGTCTTCGACGTCATCAATATTTTCAGTGGTACTATAAACAAAATAATCAATTTCCCTAATTGAACAACCTATAGCGTTCAGACAATAATTTATTGACTCAAAGGGTATTTTTCCACCTTGGTATGCCCCATCGTGTTTAATTCTCGATAATCTTTCTTGTGTTATACCGACAAGTATTCTACCGTCTTCAATTATGACCGCTCCTTTGTCGTGGCCATTAGAAAAACCTAAGACTTTCATATTTTTAATTTTCCTCCTCTTGTTCTAAATGTACTGCAGTTCCCTCAGGAATATCTTCATCACATTTATAGATGTGAATTTTATCTGAGAATTTGAAAACAATTACTTTTTTCACTTCTTCAGAAAAATTTACTTCGCTATTTGTATCAACCACGATACCTTCACCGTTTTTCAAAATAAAAGACAAAGCTTTTGCAAATAAGAGTGAGGGGTCTGTGTTTGTAACAGAGGTTTGTTGCTCAGGAATGTTAGTGTTTGATTCTTGTTCCATATTATTCTGTTTCTTCTGAGATTATGTCACCATATTGTGACGCGGCTTTAGGATTTCTTTCCATAAAAATTTGATAAGCTACTTGATATCGCCCCAATTCAATTTGACAAGGGAAATTTTCGTCATAAAGAGAATCACAAACTTTTTGTAAATTATACAATTCAAGTTTATTTTTTTCTAATTCTTTTGTTTTCTCTGCAATCACAGAGGTACCCTTGTTTAGAGTAATCAATGTCATAATAAGTAATGAAAATAATATGACAGAAACAATCGTTAAATTTTTTTGAGAAATCATATTCATAATTTAATAATTTTTTTTAATAAACGAAGGTATTTTGAAAATCATTCCAAATTTTAGAAAGGGTAACGTTTTCATTCACAAGGGTTGGAGCAAAAGGTACGTGACGAAGTTTCATTCTAGCTTCTTCTGGTGTTTTGTCGGCTTTTTTGAGGTTGCATTTTTGACAAGAAGTTACCAAATTAGTCCAACCATTCGAACCACCTCTTGATTTTGGAATGACGTGGTCCAAAGTTAAATTTTTACTCGAGCCACAATAAACACACTCATATCCATCTCTTTTATAAATTCTATTTCTGTTTGCTCTTAGTTGTCGTGTGTAATGCCTTATGTATCGGAGCAAACGAATAATTACTGGACGAACATAAGTTTTGTATCCTGAAACAAGTGGATTTTCATCTGATTTTACAATCTCCGCTTTACCTTTATCAACAAGTATAAACCCTCGTTGTACAGAGGTTACATTCAAAGGAGTATAATCATAATTCAAAACCAACACGTGGCTCATAATAAAAAAATTTAAACAAATTTAAGTCAAATTATTAAAAAAACAAAGGGGTCAACAATTTTGACCCCCCTTAAATATTGAATAGTTTAAGTTATGTTTATGGTTCGAGATTTTCCACGTCTCATAATCACCATGTTCTCATAAGTTTTCTTGAAATCCAAAAGACTCATCGAAATCTATTTATGTTAATAAATATCAAATTTTGATATATTTATAAATAAATTTTTATGAGATTTTTAAATTATTTTCAGGACTACATAAACGAAGCCAGGTATTACTCAGATGAAAAATTCAATTGGGTTGCTTCAAACATGGGTGGTTGGATTTTAGATAGCACAATTGATAACCCTGTGAAAATTGCGTCTCTTCCAATGTTTGATGAATTTAAAAGATGGTTATCAACAAACACAACAAAATCTACAAAATCTAACGATGATATCATTTTGGCCACGGACTATATTGATAGTTTTTTAAATAGTTTGAGTCAAAGAGACGCTCAAAATTTTATAAAAACTGCAATGGAAAGATTTCCAATTGTAAAAACCAAGATTACAAATTATCTTAAAAATGAAATACAAGATACAATAGGTAAGAGAAGAGGAAGACCCCCAGGGTCAAAAAACAAACCGAGAATTGACCTAAATGACCCAAGCATTAGAGTTATCAGAAGGGTCAAACCTGAACCCACAGAACCAATTACTACTATTACTAAAACAGAAACCCAACCACAACAAATTCAACAACCCTCAGTTCAACAAATTGAACCAACAACAAGAGATATTAAAAGAGGAAGACCTAAATTATATTCCGACGAATTAACAAATGTAGATAGAGCTAGATTCAGACAAGAGGGAAAAGATTATTGGGAATTTTTGGAGGCGAAGAAAAGAGTTATAGATAGTAAAATTCGTCAATTTAACGCTCAATTGGAAAAAATTCAATCCAACATAGATAAGAGAAAGAAATTTTGGGACATCCAATAATTTTTACTAACACTTATTTTTCAAATAAAATTTCTTACTTTTGTGAAACTGGGAAGTAGCGCAGGCCGGTAGCGCACTTGGTTTGGGACCAAGGGGTCGCAGGTTCGAATCCTGTCTTCCCAACAAACGTCTTCTTAGCTCAGTCGGTTAGAGCGAGTGACTGTTAATCACTAGGTCCAAGGTTCGAGCCCTTGAGAGGACGCTTCGCCCGAGTAGCTCAGCATGTAGAGCAACTGATTTGTAATCAGTATGTCGCAGGTTCGATTCCTGTCTCTGGCTCAAACTGAATCATATAAAAACTGAGTATGGCACATCCGAATCTACACGCAAAAAGTTCAGCCAAGAAATTCGGTGGGAAACCCGAAGATTATATCCACCTCCACGAATGGTTAGACGAAACAAAAAGTTGGTTTGGAGATTCACTTCATAGAATGTTCAGACATCATTCTGAGGGTATTTTTGAGATGGAAAAAAGGTTTGGAACCGAGTTCAAAAACTCAGATGGAAAAACTGTTTATACACGTTATGTGGGCGAACAACACGTAAAAGAAGATTGTAATAACTATATACCTTCGGCAAAGGAATGGATAAACAATTTGAACGAGAATAAAAGACCCATATGGATGTTGAAAACTGTAAAATTAGAATTCGAAGATTGAATTATTCTCACAGACATAAAATTTTATGGTTCACTCCTTTGAGTACAGCTTCGAGGTCTTGTACTCCAATTATGGAATATTTTGACTTCGACGTAATTCAAAATCATAATGAAGAAATAATTCAAGGTTGTGATGATTATACATTTATAATGAATGTTCATAATCCATATAAAAGGATTGTATCAATTTTTGATATGATTAAAAAAGAAAAAATATATTCAACTCTTAAATTTGAAAGTTGGATACGGAAGATTGTAGATGATTCTGAAGAATCAAACACCAATCCCAATCAATTATGGTTATCAAAAATTTATTTGAACTTTAATAAAAAACCTGATTATTTAGTGAAAGTTGAAAATCTTTATGATGATTTGATGGATATAAAAATTATAGAAAATAATTTTAATGATAATCTTCAAATAATATTTTTTGAAAATATTATAAAAAATAATTACAGAGAAACAGATTGTGACTATTGGAAAAGAGAATATAATGAAGACTTGTCTAAATTCATTTTTGAAAAATTCAAAACCGATTTCGAAATCTTTGGTTACGATAAAAATAGTTGGAATTGAACATTTAATATATTTATTTTTATGAAAAAAAACAAAAAAAGCCTCCCATCAATATTATCCTTAGAAGATAAAAAATATTTAAGGTCTTATACCAGATATTTCAGAGCCTTAGGAATGAAAGACGGTTTGATTGAAATTGATGTTGAAGAATATGATATAAATGACATTGATTTTTCTGAAATAAAATCTTTTTCAAATAATTTCAAAATTGAAGTTACTGAAGAATTACAAGAAATATTCTCAAAAATTTTTAATTTTATTTACGAAAAAGGTTTGTATGATGATAATCCCGATGTAGATGATATAAATTATAGAAGAGTTGAAATTGAAATAGATACAATCACTGAAACTATATCAGTATCTGATTTTTACACCTATTATGATACATCAGATACACGGGTATTGGTATATGACGACGAAGAGGAAATTGAACCACTTTTTGGTGCAGTGATAGAAATGGCCAATAATGAAAATATACGAGATTCAATTTTTACTTTGAAGTTTTATGGTTCTGGCGATAGTGGATATATAGAGAGTAACTTTGAGAATAATCTATCTGTCCCTACTAATGTTGAAGATTGGTGCTATCAACAATTGTCAAACAATTATGGGGGTTGGGAAATAAACGAAGGCTCTCAAGGAGAATTTGTGTTTGATTTAAACTCACGAGAAATTACTCTCAATTTTATAGAGAACGTAGAACAAAATGTGACCAACACAATTTTTGAAGAAAAATTTTCTAACTAAAATTTTTTTTACTATTTTTGAATATCACCTGAGTGTTGAAATAGGTAGACAAGAGAGACTTAAAATCTCTTGGACAGTAATGTCCGTGCCGGTTCGACTCCGGCCTCAGGTACCAAAAAAAAGATATGGAAAGACTATTTTCGCCCGTCAGTTTGATTTCGATTACCGATGCTTTAAAAGAAAAAGCGTTGGAAATTAAATATATTGGTGATATCTCCGATTTAGGCAATGAGGTCGGAGTAACCGTTGGTGAATTTTATCAAAATATGAATGAAGAAGAAATTGAGTTATTCATTCAAGGATTTAGACATGGCGTTTCACTAACAAATGGTAATCACTAATTGACACCCTACACTTGACACTTTTATGAAAAAGAATATATTTATTTTAGTATGAAAACAACGAACTATCATATAGAGTTTAGTGAGCAACAAGAAATTTGTTGGGTGACTAACCTATGCGTGGTTCGGTAAACATTTAAACTCCTGAAGAGTTATATATACAACCTCGGACTACGCAAGTGGTTCGGGGTTTTTTGTTTTCAGAAGTTTTTTGGTTGTTTAAAATATTAGTTGTAATTTTGTTCAAGAACGCTCGGTTCGACTAGTGGTTAGGTCACCACCCTTTCACGGTGGTTGCACGGGTTCGAATCCCGTACCGAGTACAAAAAAAACAAAACCTATGAGTAAAACATGTTTAGTTATTTACGTTGGAAATGGATATTCCGATTTGGAAATGTCACATGATGGGGCATATACCTATTCAGTAGATATGAAAGAAAATTTTGAAAATCATCAAGAAAAAATTTTCAATCCCATTCGAGAAGAAGGTTATGAAGTAGAATTTGCTCTTCTCACAAATAAACATGAAAAATATGCGGAGTATTTCAGATTTTATAATGCAATATTTTTGGATTACGAAGAAGTAAGTTTACATGACGAAGAGGTTATGAAAAATTTTTACTTTTGGCGTTATAATGTTCCTCCAGGTAATTTTCGCAGTGGTGGAAGATTTAAAAAATTGAAAAACAAAATTCCTGAATATGACATTTATGTTATAATCAGAACAGATACTTGGTTTTTGAAAGGGCTGAATGAACTGACGGTAGATTATGATAAAATGAATTGGTTGTGGCCCGAAACAGATTGGCAAATGTTTACCGAATTCAAAGAAGCATACCTAAGTGATGGTAAAACTGAATTTTGGCCTTGGTTAAAACATAATCGTGTCAATGGGAATGTTTTTAATATTGTACCGAAAAAATTTTTCAGAATGTTCACAAATTATATTTGGATGGAACACGCCGCCCTTTATGCAATGTTATCCGAACTTTCTCCTTTGGTTACTTTGGAGAATGTGAATATGATGTTGGGTATGGATAAATGTTATTGTACTGATATCAGGTATTGTCAAAATCCTGTTTATACTTTCAACAAAAAAATTATCAAAAATAGGTCTGATGCAAAACTTGACGGTTACGGAAAAAAATAAATAGAAGGTCGGTTGGCCGAGTGGTTTAGGTGAAAGTCTGCAAAACTTTCTACACAGGTTCGATTCCTGTACCGACCTCAACATGGTGGTTGTAGCCTAATGGTAGGGCGGAAGTTTGTGGCACTTCATGTGAGAGTTCGATTCTCTCCAATCACACACAACGGAAGTATAGCTCAGCTGGTCAGAGCGCTATTCTGATACGATAGATGCCAGTGGTTCGAATCCACTTACTTCCACATGAGACGGAAAATAATTTTCATAGATGTGGATGGTCCTTTGGCTTGGGGAACTTGGGGAGATGGGAGAGTTACGCTCAACGAAAATACGAAGACCTTCACGATTCCTTATCCTTGGGTTGAGGAAGATTGTCAAGCATTACAAAAAATTTGTAATGAGACAAATGCTTCCTTGGTTATAAGCTCAGATTGGAAAAAATTTTTTAGTATAGTTCAATTAAAAAGAGTTTTCGAATATTACGGTGTGACAGCTCCAATTGTTGACATCACAACACATCAAGACCTTTGGCTTAAAATGAGTAGACCTAGTATTGATTGGGAGAGAGCTGCACAAATTGTTAAATGGGCTAAAGACAATAAAATTTCAAATTGGATAGCAATAGACGATTTGAATTTGAAGGGAGAATTTAAATGGATGAGAATACCACAGTGGAGACATGTTCAGGTTGATGGAGATTTTGGTCAAGGTGGAAGACTCAGAGATAAAATTGATGAATGTATTAAAAAACTTGAAAGATGAAAATAGATAGAAATAGATTGGCTTGGTTTTTGAAAAATATTAGGGTTGACCATCCTGAAGAACTTTCAGACGAGATTCTCATAGACAAATTAGCAAACTATATGGAAGTGAATCCTGATTTTGTTGATATGCAAGGAGTGAGTCATCCTGGCCGTTTCAGTTATCATACTGTTGGATATGGTGTTTTTTCTCTTTTAGGTGAACGATACAGGATGGGTAGAGTGGAAATATTTGACCGACAGGAGGATACAGGATATGCGGTTAGTGAAGGTGCTTATTGTATGCCACACATCGCAGCAAATCAGTTTGAAGATTTTATTGAATCTTTGGAGACAGACCTTCCAATAAACATTGAAATTGGTTCTCACAAATGGTGTGAGTATGAATGTGCTAAAGACCTCGGTTTTGAGAACGTTGAACAAATGAGAAACCCTGAAAAAATAAAAGAATATCGTAAAAAGAAAAACGATATCTATGCACAAGAAAATGGATATAAAGATTTTGATGATTTATTAAAAAATAGTAAATTTGGAAAGTTTTTGGTAAAATGATTACCCACGTCTGTAGCTCAGTTGGTAGAGTACTAGTCTCCAAAACTAGTTGTCAGAGGTTCGAGCCCTCTCAGGCGTGCTAAATGAAACAATTATGAAACCAAAAGAAGTATTACAAATTTGGGTTGAAAGGTTTAACCAATATGATTTTGAAGGATTAAGTGAATTATATTCTTACTCTGCAATAAATCATCAAACAGCATTAGGTATCATTGAAGGTAAGGAAAGTATAAAAAAATTTTTTAAGGAAGATTTTGAGAAACATGAAATGGTATGTATAGTTGAGAATATTTTTGAAGATGGAAATGTTGGGATATTAGAATGGAAAGACCCAAAAGGGTTAAGAGGGTGTGGTTTCTTTTGGATTGAAAATGATAAGATAGTATATCAGAGAGGTTATTTCGATAAATTATCTTTTATGGAACAACAAAAAGTAACCTGTGTTTAAAACTTCAGTACCCATACAGCGGTGAGATGGGCTAAGCAAGATGGAATTTCTCGATGCTGGAACCAGAATGCTGAAGAATTTTTTAGGTTGATTGGGGAAGGAATATACGATAACCTGATGATGGAGGTAGTATATTCGGAGTTGGAATCATCATAGTAATGCCAATCATAAAAGGAGTTGTCCACTCGACCATCTTCTCCTTTCCTAATTGGACCCCTAGCTCAGTTGGTTAGAGCAACTGACTCATAATCAGTAGGTCCACGGTTCAAGCCCGTGGGGGTCCACAAGACAGACACACGCTCCTCATCTCGAAGGATAATGAGAGGAATAATACGTCCTTTAAGGTCTGTCTCTTTTGTCATATGGTGTAACGGTAACACAACAAATTTCAATCACACCTTTTAAGTTTGAATTGAATACTTTTGGTTTCTTGACACTTTGGTTCTAATTTGGTATATTTATGTTTGTTAGTTTTATAAAACATTAACCGAAAAAAAAACAAAAATGAAAAAAATTTTTGCAATTGTATCACTTGTAGTGCTATCTGCATGTGGTGGAAATGGGGCATCAACTGAAGTAACAACTGATTCTTCAACTGTTGTAGTAGATTCAATTAAAGTGGATTCTACAGTTGTTCCTGTAGATTCAACAAAAGTTGATGAAGCTCCAAAAGTAGAAGAAGTTAAATAATAAAATTTCTTCCAATAAAAAAACCCACAATCGTGGGTTTTTTTATTTCTATTTGACGGGATTTGCAATCCCTTTTATATAATCGTAGAAAAGATTTCCTGTCCAACCAGCATCGGATGTAGAGATATCAGTTTTAGCACTTGCTGTTGAAAATTCTGGACTGTCTGAAGAACCAGGACTCACATCACCTTCATAAGATTCGCCTGTACTATTTGAAACGTGTACATGGTCATCGTGACCTGCGAAACCGAAAGTTAAAAAAGCTTTTGGATTAGTTTTACCCTCTTTATTTTTACTATAACCCATACTCTGTAAAGTATTAGTAAATTTTTCAACAGTTTCTTTATTTTTGGGTGCAACAACTACTTTTTTACCGTCAGGTAAAATTATGTAATCGATGTCTACCGCTAACTGTCTCCAATGTCTACTAACTGAACCATTAGCAGTTAGTCTACGGTGTCCTGTTTTTGCCCAATCTATTGTAATTTTAAAATTGTTTGCCTCGGCAGCTTTTTGTAAATCATTCAATAAAGCTTGTGGTAACTTGTCTTTTTTTGTTCTTCTATGAAAAATTAAATTTGGATATTTTGATTCATTAGATTCTACATCAATCAAAATCTCATTTATGAGACTTTTGTTTGATAAAATTTTATCAAAAGTTTCTGATATTCTATGTTCCAATATATTCACAATTCATAAATATTTGTAAAATAAAAAAAACCCGTCAAACAGGTTTTTTATAACTTAGAACTTTTTTGCCTTTGTTCTCAGTGGTTTGTTGTGTGGGGGATTTTTTTTCTTTTTTTGGAGGAGTATTCAATCCAAATTTTACCCATTTATACCAAATTCTCTCATGAATATAATACTGAATTGGTTTATAAACAAGTTCAACCACTCCGAAAGCAGCACCTATTTTGATATCTCCAGAAGCCCACCACATACCGAGGAAACCAATTGTTGTGCTTAAAACTCTGTAAGTTATTGTTTTAGCTAAATGTCGTTTGAATGATACTTTAGTCTGACTCATAATTTTCTATTTTTGGTGGTCCACCAATACTATTGAAGCCACCGTCTCTGATAAAATTTATACCTATAGCTCTTTCGATTTGAGGAGCTTCAGGGTCTTTATCATTAAATATAACACGAGTACCTCTTCCACAATTCATAACCAATTGATGATATTTCAAACCAATTTTCTCTAATTCCTGTTTTGTGAATAATTCATAGGTTGAGGGCCGTGCGGTAGTGATGATTATTACTGCACCTGAATCAAACTGACTATTGAGATAGTCGATTACATCTTGAATAGGTTCAAGGGTAGATTCGAATAATTTACTGAATTTTCGGTACTTTACTATGGTACCATCTATATCAACAAAAAAAGTAGGGTTTTTTATAATTTTATTCATAAGTAAGTTTGTAGTGAATAATCAAAATGTGATATTATCATTATATTGCTCCCAATCGGAACTCCCATTGAAAATATTTTCATCATTTGTTTTTTTCCCTTTTTTCTTCGAACTGAACAGATTCGAAATTAATTTTATTAAGTTCATCAATCGATATTTCATTATTTTTCCAATTTTTCCAATTATCAAAATCTTTTAAATCTTCTAATGTTTTTTCATGAACCAAAACAAAACCTTCGGGAGCACATCCTTCAAATTTGGTCTTTAATCCTTTTTCTTTCAGTAATTTTTTTAAATCAATCATTGTGCCAAAATTAAAGTATTTATTTTAGAAAACAAAGTCTTAGGACATAAACTTTAAATAATAATTCATGGGAGATGGTGAGAAAAATATCCACTTGGAAAAACACACTCCAAGACAATCTATCTCAAGTGTTTCTAATGTTAGCACTTTTCTTCAATCCATTTGGATTCGATGCCGTGCAATATTCCCTGATATTACTGACAGGAAGTTTATGGAGAGCGAATTTCGTTTTGTATTGTATTGCGGGCTTATTTTTTGGTTTATATATCTACTTTCGAAAATTATCTAAAGAGCTCTGAGTTCACCTTTTTTGAACGGTTCAAAATTACGCCCTTTCTTAATTATAAACTTTGAACCTTCTTTTACGTAATCAATTATACCAGCGTGTTTTGCCGATGCAAAAAATGATGCGAAATGTCCCCTGAATTGTTTTGATGGATGATAAACATCTGAATAAGAGTGAGCGTATTCTTTTTTCCCATTTACAACTCGAGTTTTTAGTTTTCCAATATATTCAAGGAAATCTAATTTGGTTCCATTATCGTAACCTGAATCTAAATAATCAATCAACTTTTTTATCAGCCCTTTGTTTTTACCAAAAGTATACCCATGATTTATTCTGCTGGCTCTCCATGTTGGACCAGTAATATTTTTTAAAAATTTTTCAAACTCCTCGTTTTCGAAAATTTTTTTGAAAACTTTTCCTAACAAAATTTTATCAAAATTCAATCGTAATTCTTCAGGAGGGTAGTTAAAATTCATCATTACATCATAACCCCAAGATTCCCAAAGTTTGAAATCAAATTTTGGTTCTTCATCAGACTCTTCGCTGAATCCAACAGAGGCTCCCCATTGATTACCTTTTTTTAGAGAGTAACTTACGAATACATCGTATTCATCGATGACTTCGACATTTAAATAAATTTTTAGTTTACCTACAGCTTTACCCGGCATATCGGATATCAAATCATAACCGTAAATGTCGAGTAAAATATCTTTATGTACACCATGAAAGTTTCCGTAAACACTGAAGTTATGCCCTTTTTTTTCAAAAACTTTGTTCAATTCTTCAAAGTTTGATTTGGTTTTTTCTTCACTATGTTCTTTTATTTTTGAATATAATTCAGGAAAATATTCTTTGAAAAGAGTTACAGTATCGCCCCCCAATTGGTGGTCTCGGGAGTCCCACCAATTTTCATATCCCGCTTCGTTGATATGAACCGCAACTTTGTAATTTGGTTCATATTCTTTTCCTTTTTTTCTGATGATGTAATATAAACCTTGTTTCCCGCTCGTGTACCTACGAAAATGGTCTGCATCCTTAACTGTAGTACACCATTTTGTTCCTGAACCATATTTACAAGAAGCCTCTATTGTTTTTGGTACTAAAACAAGAAAATTATCGTCTTCGTAAATTTTTTCTGTTTGGTTTTCTAATTCCTTTTCCTTCTCTTTTTCTTTAAAGGGCTCTAAAGCTTTTTCTAATTCCTCAAAACTAAGATATTGATTGATGTCTTTTTTTTCTAATTGTTTTTGATATTTGTCAAAATCTTTGACAAGCTCAACCGCAATTTCAACATTCATATCAACATCTGTTTCAGGCTCCAAAACTTTCAAAACCCAATCTGTATATTTGTGATTAAAATCTTGTAAATCTGAAACACCCAAAACAAAATCAATAACCTCGTTATCAAATTTTTGGGAATATTTTTTCTTGAGGTCTTCTTTTCTTCCCTCCTTCAATAAAATATCAACAAACTTCATATGGTATAAATATACAAAAAGGGAGATATAAATCTCCCCTTTGATATGGTAGTCCCGAGAGGAATCGAACCTCTATGTACAGATTAGAAATCTGTCATTCTATCCGTTGAATTACGGGACCATATTTTTACTTCCAAAACAATTGAATCAAAAGTATAACAAAACTTAGAGACAAACAAATTAAAGTTTTTGTTGTCATCGGTTCTTTTAGAATAAGCCATGCCATGAAACTAAATACAATAACACCAATACTGAATCCTATAATACGATTAGGCCAAGTTTCACCGTTATATAGGCTTACCATTTCTCTACTTGCTAAAATTACCAAATATCCGACAGGTACCCCGAGTAAGGTCATAATAAATGGATTGTTTTTAATCCATTTACTCCAAAGATGTCCTTGAAGTTGATAGAATGTAAACGCTTGAGAAAAAAGATAAACTGTCAGAATAAAAATAATTGAGCCTAATTTGTTCATTGTGTAACAAAGATAGTAATTTTTTGTTACAAAAAAAACCCCCACCGTGAAGTGAGGGTTAAATTCATTTATTTGACCATCCGTCTATTAAACCTTGTTTGATATCTTTCCAATCAATTATCAAGTAGGTAATAACTATAACACATAGAATTGTCCATTTGTGTTTAATAACGAGTGTTTCAATATCTTTTAGTAATTCTTTCATATTTTTTGTCCTATAAGTGAGTTATCTTTAGGTATTACTAACCAAGCTAATAAATAAAATAAAATAATTGGTATTGGTGCAAATATTAAAGCTAAAAATATCAATCTCCAAAGTGTAGAGTCTATATTTGTATACTCACCGAGTCCACCACAAATTCCTGCAATTTTTTTATCTATCTGACTTCTAAATAATTTTCTCATAATGTCTTTTTTTATGTTTTATTTCTTTTTCTTTAGTTCACTCAGTGCGTTTACAGGAATAATTGTTCCTACAGGATATGAAGACCCCACAGGTGCCTGAGTTACAGATGTTTCACCTGGATGAGCTCGTAATGCTCTTCTCATCGGAAACGCTAATTCATTAAGTGGACCAAAACATTCTGCAAGTGTTACACCGTTAACCTTATTAGGTAATACAACACAAGGCATACACCACATATTACTCATTCCACCTTTAGGTCCTTTAGATATTACGAATGTTCTATTTACCGTTGGTAAATTTTCCCAAGTTGGAGCTTGAGGGACACTGTCATAATACCAAAAATAAGACCAAACAGTTTTATCTGTTCCATCAGGTGTAAGTGAAGGATTCGGAACCAAGATTTTGTTTGCTACTGAAGGACCATCCATAACAGGACAAACCGCAACACCCTCTAAGAACTTTTTACCTTCCACAGTAATAGTTTTACCCGTTGCCTTAGCAGAAGAAGCCCCACAAAAAGCAAATTTTCCCTCAACAATTGTGAGTGCTTTCCCTCTATGAAGTTTCTGAGTGAATGATGTTGTTCCTAATCCCAACATCGCAAGTAGTAATAGTAGTTTTTTCATAATATATTTTATTATAAATATAAAACCCCCACCATAAGGTGAGGGTTCTATAAAAACTGAGGAATGAAATTAGTTTCCGAATGTATATCTCAAACCAAGTTGTGCTTGCCATACGTCAAACACAGAAGAGTTCCACTGATAAGTGTCCTTGATAAGTGAAGTAGAACCGTCGTAGTTTCTCTGTGTAGATAATCTATAGACAGGTTCGCCTGCTGTGTTGATTGATGAATAGCTAAGGATTGCTGGGTTTGTTGCTCTTTGAGAAACACCCCAATCATTATTCAACATGTTTCCGAAGTTGAGGATATCTAAACGAATTTGGAAATTGTTGTTGATACCTTTTACTTTCACTACGAAATCTTGTTGAACTGAAAGGTCAAATCTGTGAAGAACAGGGATTGTAGAAGCGTTTCTCTCAGCGTATTGTCCTCTTCTTGTAGAGAGGTATTTGTCTTGAGCGATGTAAGCTTCAAAAGCCGCTTGTTGTTCAGCTTCTGTGAATGTGTAACTTCCAAGAGTACCATTTGGTAATCTTACTCCTGATGCTGTGAAAGATGCAAATTTGATGTCAGAACCTTTTTGAGGAACGAAAATCATTTCGTTG